TAGTTCCCTGGTTCAAGGTCGGGAAGATGTTCTTCCCGGAAGAGATGAAGCATTCCGTCATCATGGGACGGGCGATGGGCCAGATCAAACTGGTTACCCAGTCGGGCATCAAGGGAAAGGACGACTTCGTGGACACCGTGTCCATGCTGGCCTTCCTCAAACCCTGGAAACCTTCCGATTCAGCGCCGGCCACCCCCGACGAAGTGAGCATCTACGAGGACGAGGAAGAACGCTCGGAACCTAGTGGGCTGTCTTCCTACATCGTGTGAGGTAGAGATGAATATCCAGGAACTGTTTGCCGACCTCTCCTTTGGAGAGTTGTCGAGCCTCACCCTGGCTCAGGAGGGTGCCGGTCTTATCACCGACGCCGGTAAGGAGCGGGTGATCCGCTTTGCCAATGAGGGGCTGCTCAAGCTCTATGCCCGGTACGTCCTGAAACAGAATGATGTGCTCATCGAGACGGTGGACTGGATCACCCAGTATCACCTGCTCAGGAAGTTCGCTGAGTCGTCGGCGGGCACCTCGACCCAGCCGGTCCTGTACATCAAGGATCTGTACCGGGAGCCGTTCCAGGAAGATGTGATCCGCATCCTGAGCGTGTTCAACAGCTACGGCTGCGAGCTTCCGCTGAACGACGAGGGCAACCCACTCTCGGTTTTCACGCCGCAGGGCAATGTGCTCCAGGTGCCGCGCCCGGAATGCGGGGTGGCCCTGAGTGTCAGCTACCAGGCAAAGCATCGCCTGCTGACACTTGCAGACCTGACCCAGGAGATCGAGCTGCCCGAAGTGCTCAGGCCCGCCTTGCGCGCCTGGATTGCCTCCGGCATTTTTGGTCAGGTCAACACGCAGGAGTCCCAGGCGATGGCACAGGGTCATCTGGCCAGCTATGAGGCTACCTGTAGCGAGGCACTGCAGCAGGATCTGGTGAGTACCAGTACTTCAACCACAAGCAACCGATTCCATAAAAACGGATGGATCTGACATGAGTTATCGAAATTCGCTGGACTGTGAGGGTGGCGCTGCGCCCCTTGTCGACAAGATGCTGGGTACCGCCTTTGGGGTGGTGAACAGTGTTGCCCAGAAACTTCCGGTCATCACGTACCTGCAGGAGAACATCGACCGGCTGGTGACGGACGTACATACGTCACGGGATGCTGCAGCAGCGTCTGCGGTGACATCGACCCAGGAGGCACAGGCCTCTGCCGGCAGTGCCGCTGCCTCGCATGATTCGCAGGTTGCGGCAGCCGTTTCCCAGGACGCGTCTCACGCCTCGGAAGTGGCCGCTGGCACCTCGGCAGCAGCAGCGCACGCCAGTGAGCTGGCCGCAGCAGCAAGTGCAGCCGCTGCAGGCGAATCGTCCGATGCAAGTGCGGCTTCAGCTGCTGCCTCGCAGGCAGCGTTCAATACCGTGGCCAACGGCACGTCTCCCGACGCCGGTGCACTGTCAGGTACTGACAAGTTGCCACTCAGCCGGGGAGCAGGACTGCTGGGTACCTCGCTCACGAAGATCGCACAGTGGGTGACCCAGACGTATCAGGGCTTCACACAGAGCGGAACGGGCGCAGTCGCACGAACGGTGCCGGATCGGCTGCGTGATTCCGTTTCGCTGCGGGATTTTGGTGCAGTGGGTGGTGCAGGTCTGGTGGATGACACGACAGCGCTGAACGTGGCCATTGCCGTAATCCAGGCGATGGCTGCGGCCCAGAACTCGACCTACCCGCTGCCAGCCATTGATATTCCAGGCGGGCGCTACAAACTCACCGGCACGATCAATACCTACCCATGGGTCAAGTTCCGGGCGGTCGGCAGTGTGGTGTTCGACTTCAGCACACTGGATCCGTCGATGAACGGGATTGTCTGCCGCAATGAGCAGACTGTTATCCCGGAAGGCCTGATGAAGTGGGGCACGAATAGTCCTTTCCTCGATGGTTCGGGCGGCTCGATCATGATTCAGGGACCGGGCAAGGTAGCCTCGCAGGGCTGGGCAATCGTGACGGGTAATACGACACTCGCCTCTGGTCCGGTACGGGATACAGGCGGTTGCAACGTCATCGTGACTGGCTGGCGTGGGGCACTGCGCATCGACCCGATTAACTGCTATCTGCAGAAGTGGAAGTCGTGCCGGTTCGAACAGAACCGGGAAGATTGTGTCTATGTGTCGCCGGCCAGCGGTAACCAGACCAACAGCGGCGAGCGCATGCTGTTCGAGGATGTCGTGTTCTCTGGCGCGAACAATGCTGTCTACCACAACTGTGATGGCTTCGATTACCAGTTTGTGTCGTGCTCTTTTGACTACAACGGTACGCCGATCAAGTTCGGCCCGAACGGTCGCTACTCGACGGTACGCCTGATCGGCGGGCATACCGAAGCGTTTGATGGCCTGTTCATCGACGCAACGGCCTCCGGCCAGTACGTTGCCGCCGTGCTGGCAGGGCATGACGTTCTGGCCACGCCCTGGACATCGGGCCTGCCGTGCTCACCCAGCCGCACGCTGATTGATGGCAACCCGGCCAATCCGCTGCGCCTGTCGGTCGACGGGCTGACCATGCCATTCCTCGTGCGGCCGTATGTGCCGGACTCGGCCATTGTTGGCGATGGTGTGGATATCTACTCCTGCGGCGGCGTCATCTTTCAGTCGTTCTATGCACCGTTCTCCCGTACCAAATCGCTCGGGCGTGACTACGACTTTTCACTCGATGCAGTTGGGACACTGGCCACCGCCATGACGGCGTGGTTTGTCGACACGACTGCTTTCATCCAGGTCAGCGTGCCGGTTGCTGATGTGCAGGCTGCGCCGGGGATGGCGGCAGGCATGCAGGCATTGCACCTTAACGGCACGGATGCGGTGAATTCGCAGATCACGATCGGCACCAAGGCGCTGTCTCCGTGTTCTCCGGGTGAACCGCTCTATCCGGGGTGTGACTTCTACGGCGGTGCGGCAACGGGTGTGCTGAACGTGCGCCCGTTCCTGCGCTTCTACGATGCGGCAGGCAATCTGCTGTCCGATAGCAATACGTGGTTCACCTATTCGATGTCTGCGGCTTATGCAGATGCGGCGGTGCCAACGCATGGCTCGCAGGCACAGTGGTTTCCGACCAACTACACCGTTGCGTTTGCTCCGAAGAAGGCTGCATTTTTCCGTACCTATGTGAAGGTAAGTGCCTTTTCCGGGGACATTTACCTGCGCAACGTGCGGGCCGCATTCACGTCAAACCGGTCTGCTGCTGCAGGTACGCCGGCCTTTACCGCTGCTGCCGGATCAATTCCATTTGCAAGTGGCGCCGGCATGCTGCTCTCGGACAACACCAATTTCGTCTGGGATGCCACGAACAAGCGTCTTGGGGTGGGTACGAAGAGTCCGGCTGCCCCGCTCAATACGCTGGTGGTAGGGGCGGGTGCGACAACTACGGCAACACGCGTGGAGAACTACAGCAACACTGCTGGTACAGGTGTTGCCAGCGAGGAAAATGCGTCAGCGACCTACGGTGCAGTGGGTTACCGGCGCATTACCTACTCTCCCACTGGTTCGGCAGTCAACCGCCACAAGATCCAGCTCAATGATGGCACAGGTCTGAAGACTGTTCTCGACATGCGGTCGGATGGTGTGAACGGTCTGATGGTCGGTGCGGACGGGCCTAACACGAGCACGCTGCAGTCGGCAGGCTCGCTTGCCACGGTACTGCCGCTGTACAAGCTGAATGCGACCTACGCACTGGGGCCGAATGACTATTGCGTGCTGGGAGATGGCGCAACCATTTTCCAGCTGCCTGCTATCGCCACCTGCCCTGGCCGGATTTACGCCATCAAGAATGTCGGTACGGGCACATCCACCATCACGCCTAACGGCGCTGAGACTATCGATGGGACGGCTGGCAATCTCGTCATCTCGGTGAAAAACTCGGCCGTGATGGTTCAGGCTGCAGCAACAGGCTGGCAAATCATCGGAAAGGTCTGATCATGGGGCTGCCTTCGGGCAGCCTTCCTGAACCAGGAAAAAGAACATGACAATACTTTTCAAGCGCGGACAGACCTTTGACTTCGCGGGGCAGCTCACGAGCAAGGGCGTGCCGTATCCGCTCGCCGGCTGCACGCTGTATGCGGATATACGGACCCAGGCGAATTTCGCCTTCGTCCAGCATATGACGTGCACGATCCTGGACCTGACGACTTCGCTGGTCCAGATCTATGCGTCGGACGCGGACTCAGCGAAGTGGCGGGCCATGCCACACCTGCTCGATGTCCGGCTGGTCAACGCGGCAGGCAAGGTGCTGATCTCCAACACCGTGGAGATTGACGTACTCGACACTGTGACGGAGGCCAATACAGCATGAGCGATGTACTCGATGATGAGGTGTCCATCGAGTTCACTACGTCAGGACTGGCCGTTGGAGTGGGGACCGATCCCGTTGAACTCGGTCTCCAGTCCAGCGTCCTGTCGACAGAACTCGAAGAAGATGCCCTGGTTGCGGAGCTCGTATCCGACAACCTGATCCTCCGTCTGTACCAGCCGGGTGGTGTCCCGCAACCTGGCGATCCGGGCTCACCTACCGGCCCAGGCGGGGGAGGTCTCACCCCGGCACAGATCGAGCTGATCACCAGGGCAATCACAGATACTGCTGTCGCAGCTGCGGTGGCCCAGGCACAGATCACGGCCGCCTCGGCTGCCGCTGCAGTACTGCAGGCTGAGGTCGATGCACGCCTGCTCGCTGACAGCATTATTGAGGCGTCGGTCACGGATGTGTCGGCAGCCCTGCAGACCGAGACCGACTCGACGGCTATCAGCATCCAGACGGTCGGTGCCCGCATTGATGAGAATGTGGCGGCCCTGCAGGATGAAAAGGTGGCCCGTGCTGACGCCGAGTCCGCTATTGCGCTGCGCATCGACCAGACCGTGGCGGTGTCGGGCGGCAATACGGCGGCCATCCATGACGAGGTGATTGCCCGTACCGACGCAGATACTGCCATTGGTATGCGTATCGATGTGGTCGTGGCGAATGTCGGACAGAACACGGCCGATATCGTTACGGAACAGCAGGCGAGAGCCGATGCCGTCAGTGCACTGGCCACGCGGGTTGATACGGTCGAGGCAGAGTCGAATGGTGTCTCCGCACAGATCACCAGTCTGCAGACGGCCCAGGCCACGCAGAATGCCGCAACGGCCAGTTCGATCAACACACTGACCACGACACTCAATGGTCACGCGACCACAATCCAGACACAGCAGCAGTCAATTGATGGTGTGTCGGCGCAGTGGTCCGTCAAGATCGATAACAACGGGATCATCTCCGGGTTCGGCCTGACCTCGACGCCGGTCAATGGTGTGCCGGTGACTGATCTGGCTTTCCGGGCGGACAAATTCTCCATCTGGATCCCAGGTTATCCGGGTATTGCCCCCTTCCAGGTGCAACTGGTGGATGGTGTGCCGCGTGTGACCATGGTCAACGCCATGATTGGCGACGCGACGATCACCAATGCAAAGATCGGCAATGCTGCCATCACCAACGCCAAGATCGGCAACCTCGAAGTCGACACACTGAAGCTGGGCAACAACTCGGTCACAGTACCGGCCTACATGAGCGGGGTGGGTGGTTCAGGCAACATCAACGCAGGGGAGACCAGCGGCATCATTGGTTCCCTCACCGTCAGCTACCCCGTCGACACGTCAGTCGTCGTGCTCTTCAGCTGGCAGTCAATCGTTGGCGATATCTCGACCGACTCGCGCATCCAGATGAGCATGGATGGCAACTACTTCATCGACGTGGGGAACTCGTCGCAGGATGGTTTCCGCAGCGCCTTCACCACCTCGGCCCGTATCTACGTCCCGGCAGGTACCCATACCTTCGCCTTCCGGGGAGCGAACCAGTGGAATGCAGGATGGTGGTCGATTGACCAGTGGTCTGCCCTGATTCTTGGAGTGATGAAATGACCGACGAAACACTCGACCCCACAGAGATGGTCGTCTTTCTCAAATACGACGCAACAGGCCGAATCCTGTTCAAGGGTGAAATACCCCGCAGCATGCTGGAACTGCAGGGGGATAACGTGCTGGAGGGCGATGCCGATGTCTCTCTTGACTGGATCCAGGATGGTGCGAAGGTGCCCCGTCCTGTGAATCCGGCCACCCTCAGTGGCATGACGCTGGAGAACCTGCCGAGTCCCTGCACGATCACGGTTGAAGGTATCGACCATGCGTCGACCGATGCCACCTGTGAACTGTCGTTCAGTCAGCCTGGAATCTACACCGTCAAGGTGGTAGCCTGGCCGATGCTGGACGCTACGTTTGAGGTAACCCAGGCATGAAGATCCACCATGAAGTTGATCCACGACCACTCCGGAAAAAGGCCTACATGGGCATTGGTGAGCAGCTCGATGCGCTGATGAAGGGCTTTGCTGCACTTCAGGAAAAGGGCGTGGATCTGCCACCGGAAACGGTTGCCTGGATTGACCACTGCAAATCGGTCAAGGACCGCTTTAAAAAGAAGACTTGAGGACAAGAAAATGACGGACGTTATCCCTCCGATTGATGTGCCTTCCGGCACATCCCCGAGCTTTGCCGACTTTCTCGGCTCCAACCCGCATCTGCTGAATCACTCCAGTGGCAGTGTGGACGGTCTGACAGCACCCCCGGAAGATGGGGATTCTGGTTCTGGTTCGTCGGCAGAGATCGATGCACTCCTCGCCCAGATCTCACCGTCGCCGGGTGCCAGCAAGATTCCCCGTGCGCGACCATCCGGCACCCTTGCTCCTTCCTGGCTCGACGTTGATGAGATGGCTGCCGCACTCGACGGCAAGGTCGGTGGAGGTGTCACGCCAGATGAAATGAACGCCGCGGTTGCTGCGGCTGGTGCTTCTGCTACCACGGCAACTCAACGTGCTGCCGATGCAGGTGCCAGCGCGAGCGCAGCGCATACCAGCGAGCTCAATGCTGCGCAGAGCGCAACGTCACTGTCCGCAGGTCTGGCCTCGTTCAACAAGAACTGGCTCGGCCCCCATGCTACGGACCCGGTCACTGACAACCAGGGTCAGCCGCTGATCATCGGCGCACGGTACCAGAACACCACCGGCACGCCCAATGTGATCCGGGTCTACACGTCCACCGGCTGGCAGGATGAAGATGCGACGGCAGAAGCGGCCAGCGCCAACGCAACGCTGGCTGCAACCCAGGCTGCCTCGTCCGCTGCTGCGGCGTCGGGAAGTGCAGCTGCGGCGGCTGCCTCGGCTACGATCGCCCTGCGTGGTGTGTCGGCCAACACGCTGACGGCTGCACTGAACCTGGCTGCAGCAATTGGCGCCACGGCCAGTACCTCGTTCAATCTGGGTACTGCCCTGGGCGCACTGGCGCTGCAGCTGAAGGCCGACAACCAGCTGGTGGGGAACCAGAACTACGAGATCAAGCTCTTCGACGGCAGTGCGGCCGGCACGCTCCTGTATCAGGCAAGCGGCATCACCGATCAGCACTTCGCAGATAACGCCTGCTTCTTCATTCCGCCGCTCACGTCTGGCAACCTGTTCGTGCTCGTCACGAACATCGACGCCAATGCGATGACGCTGAACCTGACGATCAAGCTCCTGGGGATCCAATGACCGCACTCGTCAAATACACCGATGCGGTGCTTATCCAGAGCAGCGAGACCTGGGAGGGTGTTGGCACGAACTTCCGGGACAACCGCTCCCAGTGGTTCAATATCAATGATGCTGGCATCTCCCTGTCAGCCGGCGCCTTCACGATTCCGCCCAGCACGCATGTGGCCAACAGTGACTGGGTGCGGGATGCCGGGCCGAACACGATCGACGCCAGCCTGCAGGAAAAGCGGGCCTTCTGCCTGAAGGGCGCAGTCACGATCAACTTCACCGGTACCACCCTTGTGTTGCGTGTGAACACGGACTGGGGCTGGGGCAATGCCCATAAGGTCTACATCGACGGGGTGCAGCCTTCGACCATCGGCGGGATCCAGGGCTATGCGAATACGGTATCCTGCGACTCGGCAGGCTATGGCCTGGAAGGTCCGGGTTACGCTGATGTCATGGTGGCCGATGGTCTGTCCAATGGTCCGCATACCTGCGTGGTGTATGCGAACGGGACGGGGGAGGGCTACTTCGCCATCGCCGGCTTCAAGACGTACAGCTTCGCCAGCAATGCGCTGGTCAAGGCCACGGCCTGGATTGTGCCGAGTGCGACGAAGCTCCCGCAGAACATGCAGACGCTGTCGATGATCAACAAGGGCGTGAACACGGTCCTGAATGCCACCCTGTCCTATCCGGCAGGGTTGCTCGATGGCAACGCCAATGCGCTGGTCGCCGGCAGTGTCGGCTCGCTCACCGGCATCAACCCGCTGACCCAGGTGGTCATGCCGGCGTTCAACGGCGACGAGTCGAGCGGCCAGCGCACGTATCCGCTGACGCTGTCGGCGCTCTACGCCGATCCGGCCGGTACCGTCTCCATGCCGGCCACGGCCTCGATTGGTCCGAGCAGCCCGACGCTGACCATCGGTGGCAGCACCTGGGCGGTGGATAACGCGGCACCGGGCGGTGTCAAGCGGATCTACTCCAAGGCCAACCCCGGCACCATCAATTACCTGCAGTTCACCTTCACTGGCGATGCGCTGACGATGACGGTGCAGCAGGACTTTGGTTACGGGGTTCTCGGGATCTACGACTCGACGGGTACCACTCTCCTTGGTTCCGTGACCTGCAATGCACAGCAGACCCAGCTCTTTACCACGACGATCACGGGCTTTGGTGCAGGCAGCCACACGGTGCGGCTGAAGAAGACCACCACGGACACGTCCAAGTACGTGATCTTTGTCTCGGCCTCGTGGACGACGACCTCGAACTATTCGCAGATCACCGAGACTGTGAACCTGGTGATGAATGCCCAGCAGCCGTATGCGCTGCAGCCGGTCAATGTCGGCAGCGATGGCTACTCGCTGACCTACGATCCGCCGGTGCCGGGTGCAACGGATTCGTCGGGCTCAACCGTGCGGCAGAACTCCAACCTGGCCTATACCGAGGTGCTCGAGCGTTTTCCGACCTACGCGGTGTGTTACCAGCCGGGCTACTCCGACATCCTGTCGCAGTACGACATCCTGATCGTCGATCCGTTTGCGGCGAAGACGGCCGATGTGCTCGCCTGGCAGGCCATGGGCATCGAGGTCTACGGCTACATCTCGATCGGGGAGGAGGACGGTTTTTACGTGAACCGGTACGATTTCCTGTCGGCCAATGCGCCGTACCGGGGTGACGGTACCGGGCCGGGCGGCAATGCCGGCTACTACATGAAGGGCGGCTACCAGGGCCGGGAGTGCACCGAGTGCACGTTCGACAACCAGGCGGTGGCGGGCACCAAGTCGTGCGCGCAGGCCCAGCCGATGTATTTCATGGGGACCGGCCGGTGTGGCTCCGCCTGCAGTTACGACAGCCTGAACGGATACACCACGTTCGCGGCAGGCGGGGCATGCGGTGCAGGCTTCACGTCAGCCAACAAGTGGATCCGCCCGGACGCGAACACCGCGTGCACGAACGCCACCTGCCCGAGCTACAAGCCGATCCACCAGCTGCAGACGGGTACGAAGTGTCCGAAGTACGAGCAGGCCGACGCCGGCTACATGCAGGATTTCAGCATCGCCAACCCCGGCACGCCGGACCAGAACGGCGTGTGGGCGGCGTACTACGCAGATGCTGGTGATGCTTCCTGGCTCGATCGCATCATGAGCTACTACGCACCGACCGTGATCGGCGGGCCGGTGGTGGTCGCCAATGAGGTGGTGACGGTGAAGGCTGCGACGATCGCAGCAGGTGCGGTGCTGGTGTTTGACACGGCGCAGTTCCCGATCGATCCGGATGCAACGATCACGCTGACCACGCTCGATGGGGTGACGGGTGTCTACCGCAAGAACCTGGACTACACGCTGGACATGAAGACGGGCGCCTTCGTCTTCAATGTGGGCATCGCACCTGCAGTCACGGCAGGCCAGCAGCTGAAGATCTCGTACACCAAGAAGGGCCACCACATGAACGGCATCTTCATGGATACGCCGGATGATGCTGACGTGTATCCGCTGATGGGCGATGCGATGGCGGCGCTCGTGAATAACCTGAAGGCGAGGACCGGGACGAAGCTGATCTCTAACCGGGGTTTCTCCAACCTGAACAAGTACATCCAGTCCTGCTCGGGTGTGATGTTCGAGTCCTGGCTCACCGGCTGGAATGAGAACACGGGCGCCTACTTCAAGCTGACTGACCCCGACTCGATGCAGTTCGACAAGGAGGTCAATGACCAGCTGCGTGAGTTGCGCATGAAGCACGTCTTCGATGTGTACAGCCTGAACTACTGCAATGCCGATGCCAGCGGTGACGAGTTGCGCGCATACTGCTCGACCGAAGACCGGAAGAAGGGTTATCTGAGCTGGACCTCGACGATTGCCCTGAATTCGCCGGCACCCAACATCGTGGTGGATACGCCGTCACAGAAGATCACGACCAATGCGTTCAAGCGGTACCGCATCAAGCGCTATTAAGGACAAGCCATGGCTCAAGAAAACAACCCGGCAGCACCCAATCCGTTCCTGGCCAACCCACCGGTCGTGCAGGTGGTGCGTCATGTCCGGGTCATCACAGGCGGGGAGGTGGTGGCAGAGGATCCGCAGAAACTGGTGCGGCACCTGCAACGGGCAGTCCAGCCCCGTGTGTATCCACAACGGCTGACTGTTGCACCTGATGCACGGCAGTTCCCCAACGTCACGGTGGGCAACCGGAAAACGACCTTCTGACACAAACAAGTTCGCCTGGAGTAGCCTGGGACATTCACGTATCATCCTGGTAAATTCCGTGACCCAGTGAGACCCGTTCAAGGCTCACCAAGGGGCAACAGACAGACACCCGTCTTCTGTTGCCCCTTTTTCGTTTACAGCCAGCAAATAGGGCCGACTCACATGCCGAATGACTCGATTGAAGTGCAACTGGCCGTCCTCGTGACGCAGTTTGGGTTCATCCAGAAAGAACTGGAGGACGCCAAGGCAGCACGCAAAGGGCAGTACGAAAAGATGGAAGAGCAGTCGCAGATGCTCACCACGATGGATGGCCGGATGAAGGTGGTAGAGGAATCCCTCAAGCAACAGGCACCGACCATCGAGGAGTTCATCACGATCAAGCACAAGGTCGTTGGCGCCGGCGTATTTGGCCGGTGGACCTGGTGGGTCATGGCGGGCCTGATCGGATTTGCCTGCTCCTTCCGCGTGGAGATCTTCAAGTGGCTGACAAGAAGTTAACGCTAGTCCCGAACTGGCGAAGTGCCCACACGTGGGCGTCAATGTGGTGGAGCGGTCTGGGTTTTGTCACATCTCTGCTGGACCTGCTAACGGAGATCTGGGAAAGCCTCGGCCACCAGGCAAAAGGTCATGTGCCCTATGCGGCCGCCGTCGGCATGTTCCTCTTCGCAGGAACGATGCTCGGCCGGATCCTCATCTGGGCGCATGACGAACTGGAGGGATCCGATGGCGATCACTAGAAAGCATGTAGGTATCGGCGGCATAGCGGCGGCAATCATCTCTGCTGTGGTCGCTGTCGAAGGTGGCTACGTTAACGACCCCCATGATCCAGGGGGCGAGACCAATCACGGCATCACCAAGACGGTGGCCGTCCAGCACGGCTACACCGGGCCGATGAAAAACCTGAGCCAGGAACTGGCCAGCTCGATCTATTTTGAGGACTACATCAGGAAGCCCGGCTTCGAGCCGTTCCTGGCGTTGTCGCCGGCAGTGGCCCACAAACTGGTGGACGCTGGTGTGAATACCGGCACCGCCCGTCCTTCCCTCTGGCTCCAGACTGCACTTAACTCCCTGAATCGGGGCGGCCAGGACTTTCCCCCGATATTAGTTGATGGTAAAGTTGGGCCGGCAACGATTGTGGCCTACCGCACACTTCAGCGCATAAGAGGCCGTGTTCCAGCGTGCGAAATGGTAATCAAGCTCCTCGATGCACAGCAGGCTGTGTACTACATTTCTCTAGATAAGTTGAGGGTGTACACGGTGGGCTGGATCACCAATCGTATTCAGAACGTGCCGCTTGCGCGGTGTAAGGATGACGGGGAGAGCACAGATGACGCTACCTAGAATCCTGCTTTACACCGTCCTTCCCCTGGCCGTAGTGGGCGGGGCTGGATGGTGGTGCTACTCAGTCGGATTGGATCATGGCAAGTCCGAGATCCAATCCGAGTGGGATGCACAGAAGCAGGCCCAAACCAAAGCAGTAGACACACTGAAGGCGCAGTACGCCCAGAAGGAGCTGAGCCATGCTCAGGAATCTCAACGGGCGGCTGACGCCCTGTCTTCGGCCAGCGAAGCTCATGCAAAGGAGCTTGACGCTGTGCGTTCTGACTACGCTCGCAGCCTGCAGCGCAGTGAAACCCGAGCCGCAATTTATCAACGTCAGGCCACAGGCGGTGCCGCTGAGTGCCGAGGTCTCGCAAGTCATACAGCCGAACTCGACCGATCTCTTGAAGCGGGCCGATCTCTGGTTGGAGAACTCCGAGCAACTCTTGAACTGCGTGACCGACAGCTCGTGCAGGTCGGCCAGCAACTGATGGCCGATCGCAAGCTGTTTGCTGACTCTGCTGAAGGCTCCCAATGAATAACGATCCACAGAAACTGACTGCACCACAGGTGCCGCAGAAGAAAATCACCAAGTGGGCCAATGAGCCGACCATCGCAGATCTGCGGGGTGACTTCGATCTGGCCAAGCCGTCGCACGACACCCAGGTCACCCGCATCAATAACTGGCTGGACCAGCTGCATGTGAAGGGCAGTGCTGCGGTCAAGAAGGTCAAGGGCCGCTCCAGTGTCCAGCCCAAACTCATCCGTCGCCAGACGGAGTGGCGCTACTCGGCACTCACCGAGCCTTTCCTTGGTTCGGACAAGCTCTACCAGGTGAAGCCGGCCAATCCCGATTCGAGGGCTGCCGCCGTCCAGAATGAAACCGTGCTGAACTGGCAGTTCCGCACGAAGATGAACCGGGTCACCTTCATCGACAACTTCGTGCGCTGCACGGTGGATGAGGGCACCTCGGTTGTCCGTCTGGGCTGGAAGCGGGTGACCAAGAAGGTCAAGCAGCAGGTGCCCAAGTTCGATCATTACGAGATCGACACCCAGGAACAGCTGATGCCGTTCCAGCAGGCGCTCTCCCTGGTTCAGCAGGATCCGGAGAACCTGGGCAGTCTCCCGCCTGAAATGCAGTCCGCCATCTCCCATTACCAGGAGACCGGTGAGATGACCTATGCGGTGCAGAACGGCACCGAGACGGTCACGACAGATCAGCTGGTCGAGAACCGGCCGACTGCTGAAGTGCTCGACATCCGCAACTTCTTCCTCGACCCGAGCTGCAACGGCGACCCGGACAAGGCGCTCTTCGCCATTGTCACGTTCGAGACGAACAAGGCGGAGCTGCTCAAGGAGCCGGAGCGCTACAAGAATCTGGATGCGGTGAACTGGGAAGGCGCTACGGTCCAGACCGATCCGGACCACAGCACCAACACGCCCACCGATGTCCAGTTCAAGGACGCCCTTCGCAAGAAGGTCGTGGCCTATGAATACTGGGGTTTCTACGATGTGAACGGCACCGGCGAGCTGGTACCCATCGTCGCCACCTGGATTGCGGACACGCTGGTGCGCATGGAACTGAACCCGTTCCCGGACCAGAAGATCCCGTTTGTCATCGTCCCGTACATGCCGATCAAGCGCTCGGCCTACGGCGAGCCGGATGCCGAACTGCTGGAGGACAACCAGAAGATCCTGGGTGCCACCATCCGAGGCATGATCGACCTGATGGGCCGCTCGGCCAATGGCCAGCAGGGCTTTGCCAAGGGCATGCTCGATCCCCTGAACCGTCGCCGGTACGAGAACGGACAGGACTACGAGTTCAACCCGAACATGCCGATCCAGAACGGGCTGATCGAGCACAAGTATCCGGAGATCCCGCAATCCGCACTCACCATGGTCCAGTTCATGAACCAGGATGCGGAAGCACTCACCGGCGTGAAGAGCTTCAGTGGCGGGGTGTCCGGTGCAGCGTATGGTGATGTGGCAGCCGGCATCAAGGGTGCGCTCGACGCATCGGCCAAGCGGGAGATGGCCATTCTCCGGCGACTCGCCAAGGGCATGAGCCAGATAGGCGACAAGATCATCGCCATGAATGGCGCCTTCATGTCGGAAGAGGAGACCGTCCAGGTCACCGCCGACGAGTTTGTGACGGTGCGCCGGGATGAGCTGATCGGCAACTTCGATCTGATCGTGGACATCTCCACGGCTGAGGTGGACAACCAGCAGTCGCAGGATCTGGCGTTCATGTTGCAGACGCTTGGACCGAAGGCCGACTGGAGCTTCACGGCGATGATCCTCTCCGAGATCGCACGTCTGAAGAGAATGCCGGAACTGGCCAAGAAGATTGCCGCGTTCAAGCCACAGCCCGATCCGATGCAGCAGCAGTTGCTGCAGATGCAGATCGACAAGGAGAAGAGCGAGATCGACAAGAACAACGCTCAGGCCGAACTCTATCGTGCGCAGGCCAAGGCTGCTTCGGCTGTGGGCGACAAGACGAACCTCGACTTCGTCGAACAGGAAACCGGCACCAAGCACGCTCGGGACATGGAAAAGCAGTCGGCCCAGGCCGAAGCCAACCAGAACCTGGAAGTCACCAAGTCCCTGCTCAAGCCAAGAAAGCAGGCCAATGGTGGCGAGTCACGGCCGGATGTGCCGGCCGCCGTCGGCTACAACGCTCTTTCACGGGCACAAAGCGGCGTTCCTGCTGGACAACCTGGCTAGGAAACTCCTACAATCCTCACGTTATGTTTGGGGTCGCACATACAGGGCGGCCCCATTCATACGGGGACTTTTACGGATCAACCCTCAACCTATCTTTTAGAGAGCATCCATGCACTTCACAAGCCAGCTCCAGGAACTCGAACAGGCTCTGGAAACCGCCAAGAAAAATGTCGCCCTGCGTGACGCCCTGCTGAAATTGCAGGGCAACAAGGATTTCAAGAAGCTCGTGACCGAGACCTACCTGGTCAACGCAGCTGCCGACTTCGCCCGTCAGTCGGGTGATCCGGCGATGGGTGAGCGCCAGCGTGCGGACGCACTGGCCATGGCGCAGGCACCGGGCCACTTCAAGCGCTTCATGCACCTGGTCTTCGCACAGGGCCAGCAGTCGGAAGCGGATATCCCCGAGCTGGAACGCAGCATCGAGTTTGTCCAGAGCGGTGGCAACCTCGACGATCAAGACGAAAACGATCAGGAGTAACTAGATGCCACTCGCAGCGGGCCAGAACCCGCTGGAGTTGAGCGATGAGGATTTCCTGAAAGAGATGGGAGCCGGCTTCTCTGGCTCCACGACTCAAGCAACCGAGTCCGTTCAGGAAACCCCCACCGCTAACCCCAGCGAAGAGGCAGCGGTTGCCTCGACTGAAACCAAAGTCGAAACCCCCGAAACGAAAGTTGAACCGACTCCGGCTGAAGTAGAAGCGAAGTCGGATGTTGCATCTACGCAAGAGACCACTGGTAAACAGGGTGCGAATGATGTTAACGTTCAACCCAATCTGGAGTCGAAGGAAAGCAAGCAGGGCGAAGCAGCTGCAAGTGATACTGCAACCAAGCCGGCAGGTAAGGAGCAGGGCACCCAGGACACGTCGAAAGTCGCTGAGACCACCGACAAGTCAGCCGAGTCCGACAGCACTGTCGACTACAAAGCGTTTTACGACCGGGTGATGACGCCCTTCAAGGCAAACGGCAAAACGATTGAGCTTCGCAATCTTGACGAAGCGATCAGCCTGATGCAGATGGGGGCGAACTACACCCGCAAGATGCAGGACATGGCGCCGCATCGCAAGACCCTGCTGATGCTCGAAAATGCGCAGCTGACGGATCCGGACAAGTTGTCGTTCTTGATCGATATCAACAACGGCGACCCCAAGGCGATCCAGAAGCTGCTCAAGGACAAGGGAGTCGATCCCCTGTCGATCGACACCAGCGAAGATTCAAACTACCTTGGCGGAAATCACAAGGTCAGTGATGAAGAAGCGAACTTTCGCACCCACCTCGACGACCTCAGTTCGCACGAGAATGGCAAAGCGACGCTTCAGACCATCAACTCGACATGGGATCAGGCTTCTAAGGATGTGCTGTGGAAAGAGCCACAGGTCATGCTGGCCATTCACCAGCAGCGCGAGAACGGGATCTATGCCCGCATCGAAGCTGAGGTGGCGCGTCAGAAGACTCTGGGCCATGTTCCAGCTGATCTGCCGTTCATCAATGCCTACAAGGTGGTTGGTGATGCGATGGATGCGGCAGGCGCCTTCAAAGACCTGGTAGCTCAAGCTCCCGCCCAGAAGACTCCTGCCACACCCACTGCGACGACTCCCGAGACCAAGGTCTCCAAGGAGCCGGTAGCAACTCGTGTCGTCACTCCCAAGTCGGCTGCGGCTAACGCAGATCAGGCCGGTGCTGCTGCGGCAACGCGCAGTACCCCTCGTGAAGCAAAGCCTGTCATGAATCCCCTCGCCATGTCGGATGAGGAGTTCTTGAAGCAGATGAAAAACCGGCTCTGATAAGGGATTGACCCATGCCATTGAACTATAACGCCCCGGCCGACGGGACAAAGTCGAGCATCGACGGCGCTGGTTCCGACCAGATGCAAACCTTCATGTGGCTCAAGCAGTCACTGGTGACCGCACGCAAGGAGCAGTATTTCATGCCCCTGGCGAGCGTCACGAACATGCCGAAGAACTTCGGCAAGAAGCTCAAGGTGTACGAGTACATCCCGCTGCTCGACGACCGCAACATCAACGATCAGGGTCTCGACGCTGCAGGCGCCACCTACGCTGGCGGCAACCTGTACGGTTCGTCCAAGGACGTGGGCAAGATCACGGCGAAGCTGCCGCACCTGACCGAAAACGGCGGCCGTGTGAACCGTGTCGGTTTCACCCGTATCGAGCGCGAAGGTACGTTCCACAAGTTCGGCTTCTTCTACGAGTGGACGCAGGAGTCGATGGACTTCGACTCGGATCCGGAACTGGCCCAGCATCTGGCCACGGAACTGATGAACGGCGCCGTGCAGATGACGGAAGCCCAGCTCCAGATGGACCTGCTCGCCGCTCCTGGTGTGGTCATGTTTGCGGGCGCCGCAACGTCGAAGGCCACGGTGACGGGTGAAGTCGTGCCGGCTGCCGGTGGCAACCCGGAAATCCCGGCCTCGGTGGTGTCGTACAAGAACCTGTCGCGTCTGGACCAGATCCTGACCGACAACCGTTCGCCCACCTCGGTGACGATCATCACGGGTTCGCGCCTGGTCGACACGCAGACGCTCGGCGCACGCCGTGTGATGTATATCGGCTCGGAACTCGTGCCGGCGCTCGAAGCGATGACCGACCTGTTCGGCAATCCGGCGTTCGTGCCGATCCAGAAATACGGCGATGCCGGCACGCTGATGAATGGCGAGATCGGTGCGATCGGCAAGTGGCGCTTCATCCAGGTGCCGGAAATGCTGCACTGGGCAGGCGCTGGTGCAGCGGCGACGGATGCGAATCCGGGCTACCGCACCTCGATGGTTGGCGGCACGGAGCACTACGACGTGTTCCCGATGCTCACCATCGGTGACGACTCGTTCACGACCATCGGCTTCCAGACGGACGGCAAGACGGTCAAGTTCAACGTCATCACCAAGATGCCGGGCAAGGACACGGCCGACAAGACCGATCCGTACGGCGAACAGGGTTTCAGCTCGATGAAGTGGTACTACGGCATTCTCATCAAGCGCCCGGAACGTCTCGGCATCATCTACACGGTCGCACCGGAATAAAGCCGGCGTGAAGCACTGAACCAGGAGGAAGGAGATTGTCCCCACAGTCTCTTTCCCTCTGGCTCCAAGTATCTGGAACCCAAGGAAAAGCCATGAGTACCCTGAACGAAGACCTGGACGGCGAGAACGCGCAGGACGACCAGCTCACCGAAGCTGATGAACTCAAGTTGCTGAAAGAGCGTGCCACGCTGATGGGCATCAAGTTCAGCAACAACATCTCGGTCGCCACCCTCAAGGAGAAGATCGAGGAACGCATGTCGGGCACCACGAAGAGCGAAGCTCCGGAGCCGCAGGTCAAAGCCAATCCGCTGGCAGGTGAAGAGACCCCGGCTGATGGTCAGCCTGTCAAACGCAAGTCGCTGCGCCGGTACCTGCACGACGAGGAGATGAAGCTCCTTCGCGTGCGTATCACCTGCATGGACCCGAAGAAAGCGGATCTGCACGGTGAAGTGCTGTGTGTCTCCAACGAGTATCTCGGCAACGTGAAGAAGTTCATTCCCTACGGTGAAGCAACCGAGGGTGGCTTCCACATCGAGAACTGCCTGTACAAGACGCTGCGTGACCGGGAATTCCTGCAGGTCCGCACGCTCAAGGGCGACAAGTCCAACGGCATGACGCCGCGCATCGAGACGAAATGGGTGCGTGAATTCGCCATCGAAGTCCTGCCGCCGCTCACGCCCCAGGAGCTCGCGGACCTGAAGGTTGCACAGATCGCTGCCGGTAGCCTCGACGCGGCGAAATAAAGCTCACGCCCCAACGGGAAGCCCGTCCAGATATGGGCGGGCTTTTTGTTTCTGAACCAGGAAAAACAAGATGGCTACTTACGGTATCGATACCGACGCAAACCTGCTGTACACCCTGCTGCTGTCGGCTGAACACATCACCGTCCCGACGCTGGATCTCACCGCTCCCGTGTTCAACATTCCGGGTGACAACACCTCGGGTGCCTACCAGCAGATCAACCCGCTCACCAATGCGGACATGACGGCCGGCGCCATCGACGGTACCGGCACGTTCGACGTGCTGATGCAGGGCATGAAGGCGCAGCTGCGTGAAGAGTTCGAGAAGGGCCGCATTACCGGCGCCGAGTACACGAAGGCCTATGTCGCCCTGGTGCAGAGCACGATGCAGTTCGCCGTGCAGTACCTGCTCGGCCGGGATCAGGCCTACTGGCAGTCGGTGCTGGCCCAGTCGCAGGCAATCACTGCCCGTGTGGGCCTCGAGCAGGCCAAGATTCAGGCGTTCACCGCCCAGGTCGAGGCACGCAATGCCACGGCAGCGCTCGCCCTGACCAAGGCCAAGCTCGGCACGGAAGACGCACAGTTCGGCCAGCTCAAGTACCAGATCGACAACCTGCTGCCGGCCCAGCTCACGCAGGTGCAGGCCCAGACCCAGGTGACGAACAAGCAGGTGGCGCTCGTGGGTGAGCAGACCGAAGTGCAGCGTGCGCAGACGCTCGATGTGCGTACCGACGGCCAGACGGTGGCGGGTGCGCTCGGCAAGCAGAAGCAGCTCTACACCCAGCAGATCACGAGCTACCAGCGTGATGCGGAAGTGAAGGCGGCCAAGATCTTCAGCGATGCGTGGATCACGATGAAGACGATCGACGAAGGCATCACTGCACCGGCAGGCTTCTCCAACAGTTCGGTGGATACCGTGCTCACCGCGCTCAAGACCAACAACGGACTGGGCTGATCATGGGGAGCATCTTCAGCAGCGGGCCGACGACCGTCGTCTCCTCGACTGTTTACAACCTCGCCGGGGACGTGAACAAGCGGAGCAATTTTCTGAAGACCACGGTCATCAGCAATGTCGTTGGGGAATCCACCATGTCCATGGGGGAGTCGATCAACCGTGCATACCTGAATGGTCCCGCCATGAAGTTGCGCTCCTTCGCCCGGTGGGCGGAGGGCAGTGCTGACTACAACCATGTGATCGGCGCCGCTGCCGGGCGGATCACCACAGGCAACTCGCTGGATGTGAATGAGCTGGCCCGCCAGATCCCGCATGACGCTGGCTACACGGTGTCCCTGCAGCAGAGCGATCTGGGGCCGGCCGACAGTGCGTGGTGGGCTGACCAGTACGTGGCGGAGCATCATCCTGAACGCCTGCTGACCGACTGGCATGCGGACTATGACGTGCCGTCCAACACGGTCACGATCACCTACGCGGACCACACCACCGAAACGTTTCACCCGGTCGGGCTGGACATGAATGCCCGGTACATCTTTGCGGCCTACACCCTGATCACGGGCAAGGCAGTCGGGGCTGTGACGCCGGGCAATACCGTTTCCCTTGGCTCCGCTGGCAGCTTTCCGGCGACGGCCGGCTGGACGCTCGATTCGAACCTGGCTACCAGCAAGGTGGTGAACCTGCGCAAGACCGTGACACGGGTCGTCAGCTACTCGGATGGCCGTCCGGTCGAAACCAGCACCACGGTCGACACAACCAGCATGACCTATGCCGAGACGCATACGGTCTACGAAAGGACGGACTTCAAGGGCATTGATCTGGCCAACCCCACCCGGACCTACTCGATCCGCTCGATCATGAGCCAGGACCAGACGGTCAGTGCCGTGGCGGGGGCGCCTTCCGTGGCCACGATGACGGACACGGCAGGCGGTGGGGTGACCCAGACGATCACGATCACCACCGTGGTGGAGTCGGCCAGGTTCGCCCGGTCCTACCGCATTGACACGCAGGACATCACGAACAACACGATCTCCCCGGTCAAGGTGTTCATCTACCAGCTCGGTGCGGGCAATGCCGTGCTCGATGCAATGTTCAACCTGCCCGTCCAGTTCGGCTCGTTCTTCCCGTACATCCCGATCCGGATCAATAACCAGTTTGTCTCCGAGTCCTATCTGCCCGATGTCTATGCGATTGCAAAGAAGGCCTACAAGAAGTCAGTAGGAGGTCAACTGGACGACACCATCGCCCAGATCGCAGACAACGCCTCCATTGGCGATATCGACTACACCTATGCGGTGTTCGGCGTCTCCCTGAACGTGGCGGAAGTGAAGTGCAAGAGCTACATCTACACGTTCTTCAAGGCGATCATGGAGTCCCAGTCGTATGACAGCCGGGCCTATGAGCGATGGAAGACTGACTGGAATGATGCCAAGGCCTCATGGGAAGCCTATGGCGCATGGTTGAGAGCCAACTGGGGGACGGGTACCGACAATGTGGCCACCATGCCGCAGATACGGCCGTACCCGTCACTGCCGCAGCAGTCGGTGAGTATGTATGTCCCGGCTGACTCCCCGATGAACTACAACATCCAGATGTTCTGGAACAGTGTTGAAGAGTCGACCGGTGCCGGCATGCACTCGCCGGATCACGCAGTGGGGGACATGTGGTGGGTGATCAACCCGACCGAGAGTTTCGACCAGACCACCTACTTTGTTGGGGACTCGGACATCGTTCCCTACGTCGATGCGATCAGGGTCGAGTCGGTGACCCTGTATTCCCAGGTCAGTGCGAACAACTGGACAGCGCTCACGCTGCGCGGACTGGTGCACCGCAACCTGATCTATGGGGGCAATGCAGTCTTCACTTCCGCTGTGGATGCGCTCAACGACAGGGAAGAGTCTGGCTTCATCATTCCCCTGCAGGAAGATATCTACCGCACGACGCCGCTGGTGGATGCTACCCAGATGGCCACGGCCTGCTGCTATCTCGTCTTCAACTGCTACAAGGTGGTGAAGAAGAAGTGGTACCAGACGGGGCTGTTTACCGTGATCATCATCATCGTCATTATCATCATCACGTGGCTGACGTGGGGTAGTGGCACCGGCCCAGCCTCGGCCGGGTTGCTCGGCACCAATGCCGGGGTGGGTGCGGCGCTCGGCTTTACCGGCACCCTGGCGATCGTGGTCGGCGCCATTGTCAATGCGGTCGCTGCGATGGTGCTGGTGAAGCTGATCGGTGTGGCTGCGGACAAGATCTTCGGTGAGAAGATCGGCTCTATCGTGGGCGCCATAGCAGCCGTGGTGGCCATCGTGGTTGGCACCAGTTACGCCAATAGCGGCAACTGGACCACTGCCATGTCCTCACTCACCAGTCCTTCCAACCTGCTCCAGCTCACCAGTGCTGTGGCAGGGGGTGTGTCTGGCTACATCGGTTCCGAGACACAGGACATAATTAAAGAGACCAGCGATATGCTGGAGTCGTACAATGAAAAGATGGCGGATGTGCAGGATGCCTATCAAGCCACCGGCATGACTGACCTCGCACAGTTCGACCCCATGCAGCTCACGGATGCCGGTGCCCCGAAGCGGCCCGATCACATCTACGAGCCAGCAGCCAGCTTCCTCAACAGAACACTGATGACCGGTAGCGACATTGCGGACCTGCAGAACATGCTGATCTCGCAATTCACGTCATTGACTCTGGACCCCAATCAGAACCTCGTTACCTGACAGGTGCTCTATGGCATTGCCGCAAACCTATAACTTCGGACAGGGCGATAACGTCACGCCCTACCCGTTCCAGATGCCGGCCGGCTCCGGCCAGCCGTGGGACTTCAGTGGTATCAATTCCTACGGCATGGGTGGCACGCCCACGCTCGGGGCGAATGCTGCCGGTACGATTGCCGGCGCTACCCCCAAGGGTTTTTTCGACGGATCCGGTCTCGGCATGAACCTGCCGACGCTGCAACTCGGGCTGGACACCGTCGGCAAGCTCGGCAGTCTCTACGCCGGTATCTCGGCGCTGGGCCTGGCCAAAGACCAGTTTGGCTTCCAGAAAAACATGGCCGAGAAGAACTACACCAACTCGGTCTCGAGCTACAACACGTCGCTGGAAGACCGGGCCAATGCCCGTGCTTCGGTGGACGGCTCCAATGCCGCGGCGTACATCGCTGCCCACAAACTCACGTAAGGAGAAGCCATGGCTGTCCTGACCTGGCGCAACGTGGATGCGCCCTCGGATCGCGGCAACTCGGCCATCAATGGGCTGACTGCTGCGGCCAACCTGTTCAATACCGGTGCCTCGGGCATCGGGGATGCGATCGGCAACTTCGGCAAGGCGCAAACCACGCTGGCCAACAACGCTGCCGTGCAGGCTGCATCCCGGCTTCAGGATGCAGACCAGCTGAAGGCTGCACTCGCTGACGGCTCGCTTCTGTCGGGCCTTCAGGGAGTGGATCCTTCCCGTGTCGATGCGGCAACGGTGGGCGACATCAACACCCGTGTGTCGAACCTGCTGCTTGACCGTGGCCGGGATCTGAACAACCAGACCACGTCTCAAGCCCTGCATGACACCCAGTACACGCAGAACCGGCTGGAGACGAATAACGCACTGACCGACGCAGCCCGTCCTGCACTAAATGCACTCTTTCTCGCCTCGAAGAGCCGGGATCCGAAAGCGATTGCTGCGGCGCAGGCTGATCCGGCTCTGGCCCAGTTGCCGTCTGATGTGCTTACGAAGTTCCTGACGGATGCAACCGCCCAGGAACAGGGCCGGGCATCACTCACCGGAACCGATCTCACGAACCGGGGAACGGGAATCAGCAATGATGCCCGTGCGCTCGACCTCAAGATCAACCAGCGCAATGACGCTGCGCAGCAGGGTGCGCTTCAGGTCATGAACCAGCTCCGGGATGCAGCCTCCGGAGGTGAGGCACTCTCGCAGTACAGCAGCATCGCCAACTCGCTCGATCCGCAGGTGGCGGCAAGCGTGCGGGCACAGCTCGAGCAGCGCTGGGGTCCGATCTTCGGCGGTGGCAGCGGAGCAGGTTCTTCCCCTGGCTCAGGTGGTACGGGCGCGGCCGGCTCCATTGCAGGTGCAGCCGGTGGTGGACTGGCCCCGCTTGGCGGTGCACCGCTCGCTGTGGGTGATGCTGGCACGGCTACGGGTGGCGAGTACAACGTCACCTTCGGCTACAAGAAGACTGATGTGCCGATCACCTCGATGTCGATTGGCGATCTGACGAAGAAGGGTGGACTGCAGGATCAGATGATCAATGATCCGAGCCTGAAGAACTCACCCATTGGTAAATATCAGATCAACAAGGAGACACTGCTCGACTTTGCTGGCCGGCTCGGTATCAAGCCGGGCACGAAGTTCACGCCTGACGTGCAGGACCAGCTGGGCGAGGCGATCTTCAATGATCGCAAGTCGCAGGATCTGTCCAAGACCTGGGAATCGTTGAAGAATATCCCCGGTGCCAGTACACCGGGTGCGTTCAAGAACAAGTCCTGGGCCGAGGTCAAGGACTTCATCGCACAGCAGGAAGGCACGGCCAAGGCCCAGACGGCGGCTGAAGTGCGCAACGAAGGCAAGACGCTGCTCGACAGTCTGGCGAACCTGAAGATCAACCAGGGCCAGAAGATCCAGCTGAACCAGGCCAACGGTGTGGAGAAGGCACTGGCTGTCTCCCGCACGGGAGATGCCGGCAGCGAGGCCAGCAACCTGATCACTACCGTGCCGGCATTCAAGGGTGCGGACGCCGGGTGGCTTACGGACGAGATCAACACCGTGATGAAGCGGGGGAACTTCACTGCTCCGCAGGCGGCAACGCTCATCCAGCAGCACCTGAAGTCGAACCAGGGGACGCTGGCCAACTTTGCCGACAGGGTACGCACACTGGGTGGCCTCACTGATGGCTTCACGGGCACGGACGCTTCGCCCAATCTGCCAAGTGGTCAGCGTATCAATGACCGTGCCTTGCTGGCAGCAGCTGACTCGAATGCCCAGGGTCAGGGTGTGGCACAGCTTGCCCAGACGCAGGGCATGCAGGCAACCCAGGCGCAGGTCGATGCAGCCAATGTCGCGCTCCAGCAGGCACAGGAGCAGTTGATCAATGCCCGCCAGCGGGCGGCCGCCAACCCGAACTGGAAGGGCTTGGCGGACTATGAAGCGCAGTACCGGCAGGCTATTATCCAGGCCCGACTGCTTCTTGCTGGTGGTGCCAACAATGCCCCTGTAAACTTGGTGCCAGGCTACAACGATCAAGCAGCACGCAGAGCAGCGGCAACCGTCCGCTGATCATCTGAACTGTCAATGAAGCCTCATCCAGAAATGGGTGGGGCTTTTCTCGTATCTCGCGGTAAACTTCCGATACTTCAAACTTATCTCTAATTGCAGGGACCGCAATGGCAGACCTGAACAATTTGCTGGCCAGTGCAGCCGGCTCCACGCCGACTTCAGCCGACCTCGCCTACGAACAGGCACGACAACAGGGTGATGGCCAGCTCGCCCGTGGCCTGGGTAGCCTGGGCGCTGGTATCAGCGCAGGCCTGGGCAAGCTCGGTGACCTGACGAACAGTCACCTCGTTACGCCTTCGTCTACCGCTCCGGTACCGGTGCAGAACCCGAACTCACTCGATGCTGTCTCGGCCCGAGTCACAGCTTCCCTGGCTCCGCTTGCGCCGAACAAGCAGGCAAGTGTTGCCGAGAAGATGTCGGGTCTCACGGGTGAGAGCTACTACCCCATCGCAGTGGCAGACAGTCGCCAGTCCGATGCAGGTCTTCAGTCCGCAGGCGAGGTCGAGAAAGACCTGCGCACGATGGACCAGATCTCGTTCGTGCTCAAGTACGGCAACGAAGGCCAGAAGATGCTCGACCGCTACAACTCGGCAAGCCGGGATGTGAGCCAGCAGAACATCAATGACCGCAACTGGGGCGAGACGCTCAAGGATTCGGCCAACTCCCTGGTGACTGCGCCCATCACTGGACTCACCTCCATTGCAGCCTGGGGTGCCGGCCAGCTGAATGCAGGCGTCGGTGCGGAGATTGCAAAGAACACTGCCGACTTCGCCAGCAAGATGCAGGGGCTGAAGTCCCAGAAAGCACAGGACACAGCCGCGCAGAACGCAGCCATCTCCCCGCTGCAGGATCGGGATAACGAGCAGCAGTATCAGGCTGATCTGAAGTCGGGTTCGTCCAATATCGTGGCAACCGCCCGTAAGGTTGGCCGGGACTTCATGGCAGGTGCTGCGAACGAGTTCAGTAATCCGACGACACTGGCTGAAGGCTCGGCCAATGCCCTCGGCTCACTGCTCGTGTCGGCACCCATTGGTGGCGCAATTTCGAAGGTGGCGGCCCCGATCACCAAGGCACTGCTGCCGGAATCGGCCCGGCTCGGTATTGCACTGTCGGCCGATACCTCCCGTGCGCTCGGTGAGCGCTCCGCTTCCCGCCTGCTCGATGCGGCGATCCAGAAGGGTGAGACCCATCTGCCGATGGCAGCCTCGGTGGCCTTGCAGGAAGGGGGCGGTGCCTACCAGCAGACGGCATCTGATGTCATGGGCACGGACCTCGACACGCTCGCACAGCAGTCGCCAACCTTCCAGAAGCTGGTCGCTGGCGGCATGAAGCCGGAAGACGCACGTGCGGAGCTCGCCAACCAGGCGGGGCAGGCGGCTGCACCGAAGCAGGCCGCCGTCGGCGCACTGACCGGCTGGGCCGTGGCGCCGTTTGAAGCCCATCCGTTCCAGGTCGGTAGCGCTCGGGCATTCGTCCAGAATGCGCTGGTCAAGGAACCGCTCGAAGAGGGTGTGCAGAACGCTACTGGCCAGTTCTTCCAGAACCAGGCCGAGCGTGACACGGGCGTCGATCCGGCCAAGGATCTGTTCGACTCGGTCGGCCGCCAGGCAGCACAGGGTGCGATCTACGGTGCAGCGGCGGCGGGTACCACGGCAGCGCCGGGTGCAGCACTCTCGACCACGGCACGGGCAGCACTCGGTGCCGGTGCACTGACGGTCAAGGGTGCGAAGGCACTGGCAGACCGTGCCCCGGATGCGCTCAGTGCAGTGGCCGACAGCACACCGCGCAACCTGCAGGACGTAAAGGACACCCTGTCCTCGGTCTATGACGCTGCCGCCAATGTCGGTGGCAAGGTGGCCGATGTCGCCTCGAAGGCCGGCAATGCAGCAGCGGACCTGTCGTTTGGCTACGCGCCGAACGTGTCCGGTAAGGTGGCTGACGCCTACGACTACACCAAGGCGAAAGCCCAGAAGGGTATCGATGCGGTGAAGTCGAAGTTCCCGGATGTGAAGGATGCGGCCGGCAATGTGGCCGATGCGGTGACGGGTGCTGTCACCGGAGCCAGGGAGAAGGCGGCCGACGCTGCGGATGTGAACTTCGGCGGCGTGGTGCGCAATGCAGCTTCCCTGGCTCGCAGTGGTCTGTCAGCTGTGAAGCCCTACATCAGCCGGGTGACCGACTACTTCGCCAATCGTGGCGACGCCGTCATGAAGGTCAACGAGCGCAACTCGCCGGTGTCCGACGAGACGATGGCTGGTGCCTCGCAGGAGCTGGCCGCACAGAATGGCCAGCTCGATGCGCTGAAGCAGGAGATCGCAGATACACCGGACGTGGGCGATGACGTGAAGGCCCGTGCCACGGATTATGCCGAGCGCGCCGCACGCATCACGCAGCTCCCTCCCGAACAAACGGCTACGTGGCATCCGGCAGTGCAGGCGGTGGTGGGCAACACGACCGATCGCTATGCAGCGATCCAGCGCATGCAGTCGTTCCTGGCCGACACGAAGCACAGCGATGCAGACCGCCTGGCGGTGGCTGCCCAGCTTCAGGCCGAGAAGGAAGATCTGCATGGTCTGGCCGACGCCAACCCTCGCCAGCTCGATGGGCTGCCGGAAGATCACGGTCTGCGTTCGTATGCACAGGGTGCGGCCGCATTCGTGCAGGGGATCAGCCAGACGCCGGGGATGAGCCGTGCCGATCGTGCAGCGGTGCCGCTGATCAAGCGGGCTGCCGAGATCATCAAGCCGCTGACTGAAGAACGGGTCAACACGCCTGAAGGTCAGGCTGATGCGAAGACGATTGCCAATCTGGCGGAAGTTGCTCCGACTGAGTTGCCGGAAGGTTCGATCCAGACGGCACTGAAGCATGCTTCAAAGCTCGGTCTGAACCCGAACCAGAAGCGTTCGTTGCAGACAGCCGATGGTCTGCTTAAGTCGGCCAAGGATCACTTCGACCGTCTGGTGGCCAATGGTGACAAGCCGCTAAGTCCGAAGGATCTGGTGACCAAACAGGTGACCGCCGGTGAGTCGGACCACCCCTTCAAGAAGTCGGCGGCGCAACACGCCCAGCGGATTGCGGAGTCGTACCGTGCGGGTGATCTCGACACTGCCCGGCTCCAGCTTCTCGATCTCCAGAAGTTTGCCCACAGCCAGCAGAACAAGCTCGCTGCGATCAACCAGGCGCTGGCTGGCGGGAATACGGATAAGAGTAACGCGGTCCACTACGAGGCTCTCTCGGGGAATGCTGACCGTTCGTTCTATACCAGCGAGGAGGGTGTCTGGGTTGACCCGGTTCACTTCGGATCGGTTCGTCTTGCCCGTCGGGTAGCCTCCGAGGCCAGGTTCCTCACTGATCTGTCGAACCACCTTGCAACGGCGTACCCTGATCTGGGTGTTGAACATCTGGCAAATACCTCGCTGGATTCCCGTCTGGCAGACGGTACGGTTAGTGAAGTGGTGCAGGGCTTCAAGAGTGGCGCCCGGTCGGTCAATTCTGGTACGTCCGAGGCAAAGAGCCAAGAGACGAAACAACCCGTTACGACTGCCGAGACTGTAGCAAAGGCCGAGGTAAAAGATGCTGCCGCAACGGCCGCTGAACCTGTAAACACTGCCGCAGCAGTGCAGGAAGTCAAGGAAGCGCCGGCAGTCAAAGTCGAGCAGGCAACTGAGACAGCTCCTTCTTCTGGCTCACAGACCAAGGAAACTTCCAATCAAGGAACCAAGGAGGAAGTGAAGCCCCGCAAGCCTACTGTCCTGACTGCACTGAAGGATGCCTCGGATGCCGATCTCATTGCCCAGTTCGCAGATCTCTCCGGCCAGGCCAGGCGCTCGGTCGGTGAGCAGGCCGTGATGGAAGCCGTGCGCAAGGAGTTGGGCCGCCGTGGTATCGAGGCAGCCTCCGAGTCCGACCCGAAGCAGGGTGTGGCCGCAGCGTTCCCCTTCCTGGTTCAGCCTGGCGCCGAAGGCAATGCCTTCACGAACAGCTTCCGTCTGGCCAAGGCCGATGCGAAGGGTAACCCGCCGTCGAACATCCTCACGCACGAGGCGCCGCTCGCCGGTATCGGGGATGGCGTGAAGCAGCAGATCCGTGTGATGCCGGCCAAGGCAGGCAAGGGTGTGTACGAGTCGTACAAGTCGGTCTTCAATGGCGCCAATGAAGTCGCCAAAATCATGCGCGCCAACCTGCAGCACTTCCTCACCGAGAACGAGGATCGCAAGAGTGGCAAGAAGCGCACGCCGGTAGGTGAGCGTTTCCGGGATGGTGTCGAGGCGCACCGCTGGCAGGCTGGCAAGGTGCTGAACCTGACCGAGGACACGGGCACGACCTTCCACTACAACGAGCAGCTCCTGCAAGGCTCGGTACTCGCTGGCATGAGCTGGTGGCTGACCTCCGGCCAGCAGGGCGGTGTCTACGATGAGAAGGGTGCAGCCGAGAATCTCGGTGTGGGTGAGCAGGTCGTCGGTGACGACATCATGAACCGGGTGAAGGGCACCACGTCCACGCTCGATGCACTCGACTCGCTGGCGGCCAAGATCACCCAGTACTGGGGTGTGCGTGCGAATGTCGACGCACAGGAAGGTCTCGCTCAGGGCATCCCCCTGTCGATGGCCGCTGAAGTGCTGCGTGGCCTGACCGCTGCGGGCTATCTGGAAGTGGATAACTTCTACGTCCATCCGACCGAAGTCGACACGATCTTCGACAACCCGACGGCTGACGAGATCAAGGAGATGGGCCTCAAGCACATCCAGCGTCTGGTGACGGTAAAGACCGACAACGAGCGCAACAGCAAGGACAAGCGGGAAGTCCTCAACAGCGAGATGCTGGCGAACCTGCGCAAGTATCCGGACCTGATCGAGCGTGCAGTGCTGAATGATCCCACGCCGGCGTACTACTTCAGCGGTGCCCGCCCGAAGGTGGCCACCGAGCAGATGCGCAACGAGTTCGTGAAGAACACGCAGGACCAGCTCACGGCAATAAAGAATGAGCAGGAGACGCCGAACTACCTGAACGGGACCATGGCGAACCTGTACTTCGACATGGGCCGTGATGTTGCGCTGCGCTGGTTCGGTGCTGGTGACCTGACCGATCGCACGCTCAATGTGAACCACGAGCTGAGCCTTGTCGGCCAGAACCGCTCCATCTCGCAGGCCTTCGACGAGTTCGAGAACCTGCATGCGGCACTCACCGGCGAAGCGGAACTGAAGGGTATCCCCGTCACCGATGTGCCGACGCACTACGGCTACAACATGAGCCGGGTGGGCCGGATGCAGATGCTCGGCAAGTTCAATCCGCAAAGCACGAAGTTCATTCGTGAGGTCATGCTGCCGACCCGTAGCACGCTCGACCTGTCCAACGCCGACCAGCGCCGGGCATTCGATCTGGGTCTCGCCCAGGCACTCGGTATCAAGGTCCACAACGAGACCTATGAAGTCGTGCAGGCCAAGCTGGAGACGCTCCTCGGCAAGACCTTCAAGCCGGCCGTCGATCACCTTCAGCAATGGCTGAATGGCAAGGCCGACTTCGACACCTTGCCCATCGAGAATGCGTTCCGTGCGGCGGGGCTGCCCATCTCTCCCCTGGCTCTGCATGCGCTCACGGAGTGGGCACGTCATGAGAATGCGAGCGCTGATGAGCGCAAGGCTTTCACCACGACTGCCTACCTCGAAGCTGACGGCATGACCAATGGTCCGGTTAACGCCATGGCGCTGCTCTCGGTCGGCCCGTTCGATGAACAGTGGGTGACCAACATGCGCCGGGGTGGTCTTGTCATTGGCGGCAATGAGTCGAACACCTCGCAGTGGATCCGCAACCAGCCGGACAATGCCGACCTGTACGCGGTGGCCACCGATCGCCTGAAGAGTCACATCACGGATCTGAAGGCCTACTTCGCCAACCGGCAGATGGTCGACCTGCAGAACCAGATGGAGCACATGCAGTCGCTGATGAACCTGTTCCTGCCGGATCTGGAATATGACGGCAAGACGCTCTCGATCGGCCGGGGTGTGGCGAAGAACCCGCTGACCATCACCATCTACGGCTCAGGTGAGCGGGGCATTGCCGGCAAGATCGCCCGCACGATGACCGCCGAGATCTACGCGCGTATGAGCAATGCAGCGCAGCTGATGGCTGATGCTGAGCGGGGCAAGCAAGAGATCACGCCGGCGCAGGCATTCTTTCCGAATGACCCGATGGCCGCGGAGAACTGGAACCGCTTCAAGCAGCACATGAACGCACTCACCAACAGCGTGGCCATGAGCTACGACGGTGACTACACGTTCGAGGAAAAGCCGACGAAGCCTAACGAAACGGGCGGTGATCCGCAGGCCTATACGCTGGCCACCGACGAGCTGAAGAACCTGACGACCAACATCCAGCACCTGTTCGTGAAGCCGCTGACGAGAGCCATCGGTGACACGGTCGGCAATACCGACAAGGGTGCGACGATGGTCCGCATGGCCACGCAGTCACAGTCGATCATCCTGAAGCGCCTGTTCCTCAACGGTGTCGAAGCGGCACTGGAAAAGCGTGCTGCGGCTGACCCGACCTTCAAGAAGAGCGACTTCCTGTCGGCCAGGGAAGTGCGGGCCGTGCTCGACTCGCTGGAGGCTTACCACCCACTGCTGCAGTCCGACGACCAGACGTTCTTCGTGGCCGGTAACTCATCGAGCTACACGAACAGCTCGCCGTTCGGTATGGCGCTCGATGACTCGTTCCGCTCGCCGGGCTTCGTCTATGGCCCGGACAATGCTGGTGTGGCGGGTATCCCGTTCCTGAACATCGGTATGGGCGACGGCCGGATGATGCAGATCCTGGCCAACGATCCGCGCATTGCCCGCACGCTCAAGATATTCGACGGCATGAACATGCCGCTCGACTCGATCATGGAGCAGAGCCGCGCCGCCAACGAGGCGGTCCTCGAGAGCTGGAAGGGCAATCCGCTTCAGGTGGTGCTCGATTCGTTCCGCCCGTTCATGGAGCAGGTGGAGAAAGACGGCATCGGCTCGCTCAAGATGACCCCGGATGAAGAGCTGGCACTGGCCAAGGCAATCTTCGGCCTCAATGTGAAGGCCGGTGAAGTGACCCTGGAGGAATCGTTCGACCGCATGAAGGAGTTGGTCTCCTACGTGGAGCGTGGCGCCATGCAGGTGGAAGCCCGTCACCGGGTGCTCGACCAGCTCAATCTCTCCCTGGATCAGATGTCCTCGGCAGGGGCGCCGCATGTCGTTGAAAACAAACTGCAAATTTCGGGTACCGATAAGGAGATCGCTGACCAGATGGCGAAGCTGTACGCCGATGAGCTGGCGAAGATCAAGGTTGAGCGCGGTCTCGTCAAGGAAGATGCCCCGCAGCGTGCTCCCGAAGAAACGGCTGCACATACCGCAGCAGTGGAGTCGGAAAACATCGCCGGCCAGATCAACCAGTATGGCCGTGTCAACAAGGCCACCGGTGTCCGGGTGCTCTCGCCGTCGGCCATCAAGAAGCTGACGAAGGGTCTGGAGAATATCCCGGCCCATCAGAAGGCACTGCTCAACGAGATCCGCCTGTCGTTGTCGACGAAGGGCTACTCGGTGGTGACGGGTACCGCTGAGCAGCTGGCCGCTTACGCGCGGAACCAGGGGGACGAACAGTCCGTCTCGCTCAACCGTGGCGACTCGGGTGTGACGCTGCCGGCCAGCAAGCGGATCTATATCCTGAACCCGGATAGCGAGGTGCTCACGCACGAACTCATCCATGCGGCAACGTATGAGACGGTGCTGGCCTACTATGAGGCCTACGAAGCAGACACTGGCCGGGCAGGTGATCCGGCGTATCCGGGTGGCCAGAACTCGGGTGAGGTCATCAACGCCATCCAGCGTATCGAGCAGATGCTCGAACAGTTCCGCAACCTGGATGTGTCGAAAGAATCGCTCGGCACGCAGCAGGCCTACGCCGACGCCATGGCGGCGATCAACCAGGCCTCCGGTCAGGACGCCATCTCCAAGGCCCGTGCGCTGAACGAGTTCATGGCCTGGGCACTGGCGAACAAGAATCTGGCGGAGCTCGCCGGCAGGACCAAGGTCTCTCCCCTGGTTCAGCTGGCGAAAGCCGCATTCGATGCGATCAAGTCGCTGATCTGGGGCCGCAAGCGTGTGGCCGATCCGAAGCCGGGTGACGATCTGTTCAGCAACCTGCTGTTCAACTCGTCGATCGTGATGCGATCGCAGCCGACACCGCAACAGGCGCTCTCGGCCACGGCGCTCTATCACTCCTCGAGCTACGGCACCAACAGCCGGCTGGCGGACTACAACCAGACGTTCGCCCGCATGCTGGAGAACTTCCGCACGCAGCCGGATCGCAAGGACCAGCCCACCACGTTCAAGGCGCAGGTCAACTTCGCCGCCGTGCAGGCAGCAGGCCTTGCCGTCTCGCTGCGTGGACTGGGCTTCCTGACGACGCCACAGGAAGCCTCGACCTTCGAGCTGGTGGCCGCCGTCCTCGGCACGCAGATGCACCTGGATGCCAACTCCCTTGCTCTGGCTCAGGAACTGTACCAGCACGTCGTGAAGAACCTCGAAACCGAGCACTTCATGCGGACCAAGTCTGAAGAGAACGATCAGGGGGACCGCCACCAGGCGCAGCAGAAGTACAACGCCATCATCGGTGACTTCGGTTCGACCAAAGACCGCAGTGGACGCAGCTCGCTGCTGCCGGTGTTCATTGGTCTGGCCATTGTCGATGACCAGTTCCGGGACATCCTGAACACGATCGGTCTGCCGGAGAAGATGAAGAGCACGGCGAACTCCAGGGTCGATGCGATGCTGGAGAACTTCTTCGGTGGCCTGACGCAGCGGCTGGCCGAGCGCACCGCAGGTCTGAAGAATGAGCCGACCGTGGGTGCTGCGATCGACGCACTGCTGCAGCACGTCATGAAGGTGGCGGCCGAGCGTGAGGACTACATGAGCGTCACGGGTGCCGAGACGTTCCTCGACACGCTCGACCGCAAGGTGGTAGAGGCGGTGACGGCACTGTCCGACAAGGGCGTCGATGCGATGCAGAAGATCATCGACGATCCGAAGTCCTCGCCCATGGCAAGGAACGCCGCCAAGTATGCGCAGCTCTCGTTCAAGATGGCGACCGAGAAGGGCGGCAATGAAGTGGCCGAGTCGGTGGTGGAGCTGATGAACCGGGCCAATGCGTGGCAGCCGCTGCATGACCTCGTCTATGACTTCGTCGGCCGCACTGAACAGAACGCTCCGGTCTACGACATGCTGAAGCTCGTGCATAGCCAGGTCTCACAGGATCGTCAGAACTACCGTGAGCAGGTGCCGTCGATCATCGCCTCGAAGTTCACGCGTGAGCTGGAGGATCACGAGTGGACGACGCTGCACCGGGCACTGACGAAGACCGACATTGCCTCGCTGCGTCAGTCGCTGTCGAACGCCGAGATCACCGAGATCCTGGGTGATGCCAAGCAGCATTCGGCAGCGATCGATGCACTGGAAAAGCAGCTCCAGGATGCCGAGCCGAAGTGGTTCGCCGCACGCCAGAAGAAGGCGCAGCAGCTCGCCCGCTACATGATGACCAGTGAAGTCGGCCAGAACCTGCTGAGGAATGCCCATGCGGTGGCGCACCTCTGGGGCGAGAACAACCGTCCGAAGAGCGCCGGCGAGCATATCGTCAGCATGGTCGACCAGCTGACCACGCTCTATGCGCTGGAGCATCTCACGCCGACCGAGCGGAGCAATCTCCTTTCCCTGGTTCAACAGGAGGCCGCAGGCATCGCCTACTCGACGGACTACCTGACAGGCCAGCGTGCGGAAGAGCAGCGCAAGATGAACACCCGCAGCGGCCGCGCACTGGCCAATGCCTTCAAGGGCTACGTGCCCGAGCAGACCGCTGGCGGTGTGCATCTGGTCGTGGCGGATGACAAGGAATACCAGCAGTGGACCGAACGGGCCTACGAGCGCCTCGGTGACTATCAGGGTTCCACCGCTGATGGAACCAAGGGAAGGATGGGGTATTACTTCTCCGGCACGTCCCCGAAGAATGTGTTCCTGCAGGGGATGTTCCAGAACGTGCGGCATACCGCAGGTGGCGTGGACATCCTCACGGGTTACAACAACTCGACGATGACGGCGGGCCGCATCACCGACCGGGAGCAGGTAGCACGTATTGCCCTGAACCTGCGCTTCGAGAAGGGCAACGAGCCGCTCATGCCAATCTACGACCGCAACGGCGGCGTGGTCGGCTTCGAGCGTTCGATCGACCCGGAGATGCTGGCGAAGATCCAGACGCCGCAGAACATGGCCAACCAGATCGGTGCCTGGCGTGGCCGGCAGGTCGAGGAGGAGAAAGCGCAGCGTTTCAACAATGCGTTGATCGATGCCCTGCACGACCGCTACAAGTCGGACATGAAGCAGAGCGGCAGCAATGCGCTCGGCTACGTGAACCTGTTCGACAAGGCTTACCTCAAGACCAATCCGGTGATTGCCGATGCAGTCAAGCTCTGGACGCCGGAGACCCGCTCGGCCATCAAGGCAGCATTTGGCGAAGATGCTTTCTGGGTGCCCAAGGACATGCTGCACGATGTAACGGGTTACCGTCAGGCATCAGTGGGTGACGTGTGGACGGGTAACTCCCGCTGGTCCAAGGAGACTCAGGACTTTGTGCGCCGGACTCTCATTGGTATGTTCGGCAACAAGGCCTACGAATACTTCGTCAACGGCGAGAAGATGTTGCAGAACTTCATTGGTGATGCCAAGACACTGATCGTAGTGAAGAGTGTTGTGGTGCCGATGGTCAACGCAATGGGCAATGTGTTGCAACTCATGAGCCGCGGAGTGCCGATCAAGCACATCATGACCAGTGTTCCGAAGAAGATTGCCGAGACTAACCTGTATGTGAAGCAACGTCAGAAGCAGATCGAGATCGAGGCAGATCTGCGCACTGCAACTGATGACGTGGTGCAGACCCGTCAGCTTCAGACTCAGTGGCAGGTGATTGAGGATGGCTTCAAGCGTCTGTCGATCTACCCGCTCATTGCCAATGGTGAGTTCACGGCGATTTCGGATGCCTCGAAGGTGGGTTCAGATGATGTTGCTCTGACTTCGGGCAAGTGGCACTCGTTCATGGAGGCACAGGTTGCGAAGTTGCCGAAGTCCTTCCAGACCGCTGCACGGTACGCCCTGGTGACCAAGGACACCGCACTGTACAAGGGTCTGCAGAAATCTGTGGAGTATGGCGACTTCATCGCCAAGGCTGTGCTGTATGACGACCTGACGGGTCGCAAGGGGCTGAACCAGGAGAAGGCACTGGGCCGGATCACCGAGGAGTTCGTGAACTACGACAAGCTGCCGGGACGTTTCCGGGGCTACCTCGAATCCGTGGGCCTGCTGTGGTTCTACAACTTCAAGATCCGGGCGACGAAGACGGCCATGTCGATGCTGCGCAATAATCCGGTGCATTCGATGCTGGCCTACAGCCTACCGCTGCCGGACCTGTTCAGCTCGGTGGGCACGCCGCTCTCGGACAACTTCATTGCGAAGCTGTTCTCCGGACAGATCGGGTATAGCTGGGGGCTGGGCCAGCTGCTCCATGCTCCGCAGATGAACCCGTGGGTGAACATCCTGTAAATGAAAAAGGCCTCCAGCAATGGAGGCCTTCTTGTTTGGGTGGGGAATCGAGCATAGGGTCTCGATTCCCCTGACCGTCTTTAGCTTAGTGTCCAACTGTGTTGCCACGGTCGTCCGGACATCTCCACTCTCTCAGGGCGAAGGATCACATCTTACAACTATCGGCGGGGCCGTCTCTTCTCTGGCTCAGGTGCTTTGCTGGCGAGCCAGCAGACGATCCCGATGATGGCGAGTATCGCCAGATAGGGGGCCATCGAGACCACCATCGCCGTGATGGCGATGAAGGCGATCACGAAGACCACCACTATCAACAGGACCGACAGCACGTTCATCAGCCGTTGCTGATGCGCTTGAGGTTCGGGAACAGCGAGCGGCCAGCGGGCTTGGCTTCAGCGGCCGGCTGTGCACCGGTTTCGCCGTCGCCGGTGTCGGCTTGCTGCTGCGGCTCGTCACCAGCTTCCGCCGTATTCGTCGGCTCCGTCGAGCCGGTATTCTGGTCGGAGCCGGTCGAGCCAGCGAGCTGTTCCTGCGTGAACTGCTGGGCGCCTTCCTGGACGGCCTGGTTGCTCACCGGGGGCTGTTCCTGCTTCCCCTGGTTCAGCTCCGGGCTGCCCTTGGGCGCCGCAATGGTAACGCCTGCCTTGGGCGTGAAGGCCGGAGCCGGGGTCGGTGCCGGCGCTGCGGCCTTCGCCTTGTTCTGTGCTGCCGGCACGATGTCGATGTTGGCCGTGAAGCCGGCATCGCCGCGCGTGGAGCGCAGATCGATGGTGATCTCCATGCCTTCCTTGATCGAGACCTGTTGCTCGATGTGGGCGCGGATAGCGGCTTCGATTTCTGCCTGAACGATGATGATCTGCATGGTCATACCTTTGCGAAAAGTCGCATGAGTGTTTGAAACGCGGGAGTCCGTACTCCCGCATGAATGGCTGCTATGGCGTCGGCGCAATGCTCTGACTCGTTCTTCAGGTCACCCTTCCTGTGCTTGGCCCCGTTCTTTTCCTGCCGGGGCCATGGCGCATCCGGGTACTCCATTACTGCTGCATCGATCATCTGCTTCTTGGTGGCGTTGCGATTGCCCGTGAGGGATTCCTTCACGTCCAGCGCATCCACCTGGATGATCTCGATGCCTGCGAGCCGCATGGCACCCAAGATTCCACAGACAATCCCGTAAGACTTCATGCCGTAGGCAGACTGGCTGCCTACCGGCACTTCCGCAAAAACCACGTTGCACTTCTGAGCCAGGGGAAAGATGCCCCGGCACAGCTCGGTGGCGAGATGCACGTCACTGGAGTTCTTGCGTACCTGCTTGCCGTCCAGATCCTCACCTTTAATGATGAGGATCTGGTTCAGCTCGAACACGCCAGAGTCCAGATCCAGCATCCCTTCGGCCAGACCCCAGTTGCGGTAACTAGGGTCCATGCCCAGAACGCGGACCTTCATGGCGCTTTACTTGCTGCCGAACAGCGACTTGCGCGGCGCTGCTGCTGCACCGCCTGCTGCCGGTGCGCCCGACTTGGGCGACTGCGGCGGGCCGCCTGCGGTACCAGCCTGCTTGCCGTCGTACTTGCGGCCGTCCTTGACCTTGTCCCTGTTCAGGTCCAGCCAGGCGTCCCAGAACACCGGTGCATCGGCGCCGTTGCGGGCTTCCGCGCAGGTGAGCTTCAGCTCCGGGTGGAAGACCTTGTCGGTCGTGTTTTCTTCACGTTCTTCCGGACCCGGCACGTACACGCCGGCATCGTTCTTCACGTTCTTGTTCACGAGGCGGCGCAGGATGCCGAGAGCGACCTTCTGGCCCGTGCAATCGACGAGGTGCGGCATGGCCTTGTTGACCTGTTTGCCGTCTTCCCAGACCTGCACGACCTTGTCTTCGGCGTCCTGCTCGGCCAGACCCTTGCCGGTAGCGATCAGGCAGATGTCGTCGACCATCGTGAAGCCGGGCAGGGGAGACTTCTTGCCGGTCTTGTTGCCGCTGCGATCCTTGGCTTCGAACCAGTTCTCGCCGTTCTTGTTGGTGACCCAGAACACCTCGCGGTATTCCTTGCCGCCTTCTTCACCGATGAAGGTGACCGAACGTGCGCCGCCATCCGAGGTGCCGGCGAACATCGCCTTGATGGTCATCTCGTAGATGTTGGAGTTGCGCGGCTGGTAGCCGCCCAGGCGGTCCTGCGATTCTTCCAGGCCATCGGTGCTGAGTTTTCCGAACAGAGTGCTCATAATGTTTTCTTTATTTCCGTTTTGTTGATGTTTGAGTTCGCCGTTTGTGTGTAGAGAACCCGGTTGGTTGCTCAGCCGCCGTAATACGACTTCAGCCGGCCAAACACTTGCTTCAGATCGTTGTCGATATAAAGCTCGTTGCGATTCCAGAGACCCAGGGCGGAGCGCATCTTTTCCCCCTGGCTCTCCTTGGTGACGCGGGTACAGAAGACGTACTTGACGCCATCCTCGCGCTCCTCGTCGGTGATGTGCAGCAGATCGTTCTCGATGCTTTCGAGCTTCTTGACCGGCATCTGCTTGGTGCCGAGGATCGTGGTGAAGTCCGCTTCCACGCCGATCTTGCCGACGGCGCCCTTGATGGGCACCTTCGTCTCGAACGTGGCGGTCTGCTCGTTCACCTGCGTGTCCTCGTGGGCCATGATTGCGTAGTCCTTCGTGCCGGCCTTGATCTTGTGGATCAGATCCCGGTAGAAGTTGCCGTAGGCGCCCCACGCAGCCTGCGTGTTCACTGCGCCGACCACGTACTGGCGCTCGTACATCGACATGAGGAACGTGATCGTGTCGAGCACTGCACCCTTCACGTCATTCGTGCCTTCGATCTCGTCGATGTGGTTGAGCACTTCGTATGCGTCGGCCACTTCGACACTGGCCATGAACTTGTCCCGGAATGGGAGTTCCTTTAGGTCGGTGTTCAGATACACCATCGAGTCCTGCTCCAGGTTCCGAAGCGAGGTGGATTTCCCCGTGTTCGGTTTGCCCATGATCAGCACGATGTTCTTGTTCTGAGCCATGTATTGCTCCCTTGAATGCGTGTTGGCCCAGTCGCCAACCCCAAACAACAGGGTCGGCGGCCGATCCGGTTTATGCAGCTTTCTTGTTGAAGCGCTTGGCGACAGACACGAAGATCGTTTGACGGATCTCGTCCTCGGTCAGCCCGTTGCTGAGCTTCGCGTTGAAGGCCAGCGTCGCCTGCTGCACCGAATACAGATCCATGTCCGAATCCACCAGTGCCATGGCGAACTTGAGCAGGTTGTTATTGCGGTTGCCGCTGGCGATACGCTGCGCAAACCAGCGCTCGAGGTTGTCCATCGAGGCGATCTTTTTCATCTCCTCGTTGTGCGCCTCGTTCTTCGCCGTCTTCGGGATGAATGGCAGCGCATCGAGGATTTCGCCATCGAGGCTGTAGTGGTACTGACCCCCGGCAAAGCTCTCCCACTTCTTGCTTCTCTGGTTCGCTGCTTCATCGGTCGGGAACGGCAGCCACTCCATGATGGAATTCATGAAGGCCTTGTACTCGTCCGATGACAGCTCCAGCCGGTAGTTGATCGGCAGCACCAGCCGGAAGCGATCGCCGTTGCCGTCCTTGCGGTGGCGCTTGGTGGTGTAGGTCATGAACTTGTATTCCTTCATCAGCTCATGCACTACTTCCAGCGTCACGCCCTGGTCGATGTCGAGCACCACCAGGTTGAAGCCCGGCACCACGTTTTCCTCGGCCCGGTGGCCACCCTTCAGGAAGTGGTTGCACCAGTGCAGCGGATCGCCGTTGTCCTGCGCACCGTTGGTGAGCACATGCAACTGGTCAAACGGGATCGACTCCGAGAGGTAGTTGTAGGCCCAGTGCTCGCCATAGGAGAGGGTGACCTCATTGAGATCCGTCTCCTGCAAAGTCTCACCTCTGTACAGCTCGATGCCGTCAGCGAAAGACTTCTTGATGATGATGTGGTTCTTGTAGCCATGGGCAATGGCCATCGTCATCATTTCGTTGCGCGCCGCCTGGCCGGTCTTGTAGTACGGCAGGTTCTCGTGCAGATCCGCGTGCGTGACTTCCTTGCCGCAGGTGGCGATGTACTTCGCCAGCTTCACGTAGGCTTTCTCGCGGTTCAGGATCTGCTCGAAGCTCTTGCCGCATTCCTCGACCAGCAGGATGGCGCTCATCAGATGCTCCATCTCGACGGTCATCGACTTGTCGACGAACGCCAGCGCACCAGCGAGTTTGACGGCCTTCCAGTAACGGTGGCCGAGCTCCGCCTTGCGCACTTCCTCGTGCTCCGGCATGGTGGCGGCGGCCGCCTCACAGGCCAGGCGATACTGGATCAGACGCACGCCGACCGGTTCATCGACTTCCATGCGCCAGCCGTGCATCGCCGGGTCTGCCAGGTCATGGAAGTGGGTGGCCCACTTCTTCACGTTGGCGTCGTTCGACGGGGAGGTGAGCTTCTTGTAGATCGCCTCGGCCGTTTCCCTGGTCTCGGGTTTCGTGACCTGATGGCCCCAGCCGAACAGGCAGCGCCGTGCGTAACCCGTATCCAGCATCGAGTAGAAAGCATCCTCCGTGATGGAGCCGTCGAGCAGCTTGGCGGGTGTGCCGAAGAGCAGCATGTTGGTCGGCGTCTTGCCGTCCATCTCCTGCCCACGGGTGTTTTCCGCCGTGTTCTTGGTCAGCTTCTGCTTTACCAGCCCCTGGTCGTAGAGTTCGAGGAACAGGTTCAGCACCTCGACTTCCTTGATCAGGTTGGAGCCGATTTCATCGATCTGAAGATTGATGGAACCGGCCTGCGCCAGGATCAGCTTGCTGCGCAGCTGCTTGACTGCCGGCACGGTGCCCGAGTCGAACGTGAAGGCGTAGTGGCCAGCACGGGTGTATTCACCCTTGACCGCTTCGAACTCCTCGTTCGGATCCGACGCATTGCGCACGGCCCGGTTATTGGCGATGGTCCACAGATGCTTCTCTGCGATCACGCCCATCGTGTCCTCCATGAACCGCTCCTTGAAGCCGGCCATGAATTCGTTCTCGATGATGTTGACCGAGTGCCCCTTGCCGTAGCCCGAGGTGGCGAGCGCCAGTGCGTAGATGTTCACCGGAATCTCACCACGGTCCTTCGTAACAATCGTCGCCCGCATGTTGCTGGCGAGCTTGCCCAGGAAGTAGGCGACTTCTGTGCGGAAAAATCCGCGATCCGTGTTCTGCGTTTTATTGCAGAGCACATCGACCATCTCTTCGATGGCGGGGTGGTGGGTAACTCCGGTGAGATCAATCATGGCGTTTTCAGGTAACGGTCCTTCTGTGTGCAGACATTGAATGACTCACAGTACGAGCAGCGTTTGACTTCGCCGGGTACCGTGATGACAATTCCCTTGCCTCCCTTGTCGACCTTCCAGAACTGGTTCGCTTCGTGAAGCGCATCAAAATTCTTGGTCGATTTCCCCGAGGTCTTGGTGGGGTCGCTGTAATACTTGAACTTCGGTGCCGAGCGCCAGAGTTCTTCTTCCGTGCACTCCGGCAGTTCGCTCTCCGGCGTGTTCCAGTACTTCTGGATCAGCGAGAGCTTCCAGGTGACCCACGCTTCCGTCTCTTCGAGAGAAAGCAATGGCACGTCCTTGTAGGCCACCCGCTGCGGCGGATACTTCGGGTTGGACTTCGCATCCGCCGAACTCCAGTCCGTGAACAGGAAGTTGATGCGAATGAAGTCCTCGGTGATCTTGTCCGGGTTCAGCCAGCGATAGATCGAACCCTGCAGGCGGTAGTCGTCGTCCTTGCCGCCATAGATCCAGGTCCACACGGAGGTGGACTTGTAGTCCTGCACGATGCCTTCAGCCACCATGTCGAACTTGCCGCCGACGATGTAGACACGGCCATTGACGTTGACTACCCTCTTGGCCCGCTGCTCCAGATAGATCGGGATCGTCCCTTCCTCTGGCTCATCGGGGTTGATACGGATGCGGTCGATCACATCGTCCGGATAGCCGAGCAGCCGCAGTGATTCGCGGTGACCCTTGAGCCAGGCCTTCTCGATGGAATCGTGAATGGCCTTGCCAAGCGAGCTGGCAATGAAGTCGGCCACATCGGGCATCACCTTCTGGTGAGCCGGGATGCGGTGCGGGAGTACGAGGTGACGGAGAGGGCGCATCAGCCGGGTGGCGCTGACGTAGTTCTCATCGTTCTGATAGTCGTACTCGTCATGCAGAAGCCACACTGCCATCGGCAGCGAGACATCATTGTTGTTGGTGACGAGCATGAGGAGTCCTCAATGGTGAATGGGTAGAAGCGGAACCAGGGAAAGACTTCAGGGGATCTTGAATGCCTTGCTTACCTGGGCAGCGAATTCCCGTTCCTTCTGGGTCACCGGTTTTCCCTCAGCCAGCTCCAGCTCACGCAGGGAACGCCTGGCGTAGTGCACGCGCTTCTCAGCGTCGTACTTCGCTTTCTGCCCCGGCTTGCCATTGCCCAGACGGGCAGCGGCGGTGCGCCAGATCGCCTTGAATTCACAGGCTTCGTTGAAGTCCATGTTCAGGGCGGCGATGATGTCCTCGCACTCAGCCTGGTAGGGCAGCTGCTCTTCCCGCTGCGGATGATCCACCTGGGCCAGGTAGTAATTCACCCGGCCGCCTGTGAGCTTGGCGCCGCTCATTGCAGCGATACTCCGGCCGACTTGACGACCTCCAGCGCCGCAGCCTTCTTCACCACCGGGCGGTGCAGGAACTCTTCCTCGGTCATGAAACCGAGGCTGATGATGTTCTGGAACACCACGTCGATGACCTGGATTTCAGCGAACGCTTCATCACCCAGCTTGTGCTTGAGCACCATCTGCGCTTCGACCTGTGCACGGGCGAGCTCGGCAGCACCGATGCGGTCTTCCTTGCTGGTGATGCGGGCATTCAGGCGCGCAAAGGTCGGCTGACCCTTGGGCTGATTCTTCTCGTCGAGTACGACGAAGGTGATCTCGGCAGCGATCAGGAAGTGAAACCGCTTGCCGTTCTGGACGGTTGATTTCATGTGGGCCTCTTCTAAAGGGAAAGAAGGGGAGCACCGCGTTGGCTGCTCCCCTCAAACTTATATCTAATGGATGGATGATAAAGGACTGATTCCGCAGTGTCCAGCGGTTAACGACACCCAAAGAAAGCTATGCAGGTTCGGCGGTCAGGATCTCTGCGATCTCCTCTTCCCTGGCCCCATTGGGGATGCCGATCTCGTCGGCCCAGGTCGGGAAGAACACGGACAGCTCGCCGCCGAGTTTGACCTCGTCGTGCCAGATATCCGGGTGGTCCTGCCACTGCACGGCCTTGACCAGGTGCTCATTCATGAAGGCGAGTGCGGCCAGATCCTCCCGGACCAGGTAATACTGCGCATCGTGAATGTGTGAGACCGGCCGGATGTCGTGCCGGTACTTCGACCCCCGCACCTTTTCCATGAATTCGACGCAGGCACGGGTGTTGAGCAGACACCAGCTCTGGCCCATGGCATTGCCGGCTGTGCGGCCTTCCGCCTCGGCTTCCCGTGGCGTCTTGCTCGTGCCCCGGATAACCTGAGCCAGACGGGGAGTGCGGACCCGCAGCCCGAAAGCCACGGTGACGTAGCCGTCTTTGGCCGCCTGGTCGAGCCGGTCCTGCACCCACTTGATGCTGACGTGGTAGAGCGACTTGTAGGCCGCCTCAATGGCCGTGGCCAGCGTGAGCGTGAAGCCACAGTTCTTCATCAGCGTCGAGAAGGTGCCCTGATACGTCAGCGCAAAGGTGGGCGCCTTCGAGTCCTGCCGGTAGTCCTTGTACTTCACCTCGATGGAGTTGATGCTCGCCACCGAGTTGGGATCGATGTCGGGCATCTTGTCCCCGAAGTACGCGTGAGCACGTAGACAGTGACCGTCATAGCCATCGGTGTAGACCTTCAGCTTGTTCGGATCCTTCGTCGTGAGCGCACTGATGCGATCTTCGAGGGATGCGAAGTCCAGTCCCGTGAAGATCCAGCCGGGCGGCGCCTGGAAGCAGTACTTGATCAGCTTGCCGAGCGAGAGCTTGCCCTTCTTCACGAACTTGGCCAGCACCGGGTAGGCAGCGAGGAGCGCCGCGGAGATCGCCATCACCACGTTGGCCGGCAGATTCTGCATGTTCGGGTCGTTCGAACTCAGGCGGCCGGAGACCGTGCCGCCCAGGTTGTAGTTGCCGAACAGGTACCACCAGCCGTCCGGCCCCTGCTGCGCATTCTTCAGCGCCGGGATGAAGCTGGTCAGGATCTTGTCCACCGCCGCATGCTCAATCAGTGCGGCAAACATGGCCTGCACATCAGGATCCTTCGAGTGGTTCTTCAGCTTGTCGAGCGTGTCGCCATCGCACGAAGGCTGCCCGGTTTTCGTCAGCGAGATGACTGGCAGGCCCAGCATGCCGTACAGCAGATCCTGCATCTGCGTGGACGAGCGTGGATTGAACACCACATCATCTGGCACTTCGGCCAGCGTGATGCGCTTCTTCTTCCACTTGCCGTGCATCTTCTCGATGTACTTTTCCTTCAGCCGGTACTCGAATTGCTCGATGACCTTTGTCCCCTTGAGACGGACCATCACATCGTCATACACCGCCTGTAATGCGGTATCGACTTCCATGACTGCAGGCATATAGACGGGCATGCCCGTCAGCTGCATCTGGATGATGTCCTTGGTCCCCGGCTTGAACAGCTTCTCGTAGGTGTTGAGTTGCTGGTCTGCCACCATCGTGGGGTAGTGCTTGTCGTGCGTGTACCAGGTCGAGAGGCCGTCGATCAGGTTGTATTCGAGCAGCTGCGTGAGCGGGATCCGGGTGATGTCGTTGATCTCGGTCTGCGCGTAGTTGCCGGCGAATGCCTGTGCCTGCGTCTTCAGACTCAGGTCGTTACCGGCACACGAATTCGTCGCAAAGTACGTGATGAGCAGCGAGCAGTCCCAGTTCTTCAGCAGCACTTCCTGACCATGGAGCAACCCCTCGGTGTCGAGGATGTGATCCATGTAGAGCTGGTAGATCAGGATGTACACGTCGAAGGCGATCCGGTGATAGATCGCCCGCTGACTCATCCGCTCAAAGAAGTGCCGCAGCAGCTTCCTGCGGTGTTCGTTGCGCACCTGACGGCCGAACGGGGCAGACGTGGCGCCCTCGATGGGCACGTAGTCGACCGGGAAGGCAATTCCTTCTCCTTGGTTCCAGGCGAAGCTGATCGTGCCGATTCCGGCGTTGTAGTGCTTCAGGCCGAACGTCTCGATGTCCACCGTGAGTGGGACGTTCATGGCGAGGAGCCGCTCCAGCCACGCCTCGATCTCGCCGTCGGTCGTGGGATATTCCGCGAACCTGATGAGGTCGTGGCCGGGGGCGTTGTAGGCGCCGGTGGCGTGACCAACCAGCGCATCCATCGCCTGCTTGATCCGTTCCTTGCATCCCTTCGGATCATGGAACATGGTCCGGTACGAGGGGATGTAGAGCACCTTCTGCGGCCCGTACTTGCTGTCCATCACGTAGCCAAGATTGGCATCGGCCTTCGCAGCGCCGGTGAGCGCCTTGAAGTAGCCGGAGTCGGACACCAGGATGTACTGGCACTTGTTGTCGTCGATGACTTCCTGCAGCTGCTCGGTGAGGTAGCGCTGCATCTCACCGACCGAGGTTTTCTTGCCGGTGAAGTGCAGGTCCAGCACCATCACGTCTTCCTTATCCACCACTGAGCCAGAGGGGAAATAGACCCGCTCGATCTCGCTGATCTGGATCTGCCCGACCAGCAGGCAGACGGGATAGGTGGGTTGCTGCTCCCAGACGTGGTGGCGCATGGCGTGAAGTTCCTTCTTCAGTAAATCATTCGACTGATTGCATACAGCTCGATCCTCGGCAGGATCCGCTGGTACATCTTCAAGTCCCGATCGTTCAGACATGCGGCCTCCTCGAAAGGAACAGTACGGGGGGTCTGCCGGTCACGCTCATTGAGATAGCTGATGAGCACTTCAGGCAGACGGTTGCGAAAATCCTGGGTGTCGGTGTAGCCATTCAGGCACTTGTAGAGCATCTGCTGGATCGACTGACGGTCCCGGTCGATGTAGGTCCGGTCGGCCAGGTGGTCATCCATGTCCGACCAGAGCGTCAGGTGCAGCGTCGGGTAATGCCGGTTCTGGGGGATGGCGAATGCCCGTGCCGAGCGGTACACCGTGCCCTTGTACATAAAGGCGAGCACCCCATGCGACGGGGCAATCTCTTCCTGCCGCTCGACCATGCGGTCGATGGCGGTTTGCAGCCGGCGATTCTCGGCGGCGAACATCTGCGCCAGCATCCCGTCGATGAACTTCGACAGGGCGTTTTCCGGCGTCGTTGGGGTTGGTCCTCGGCGGGGCATAGCTCTTCCTCTGGTTCAGGTAATGAGGCCTCCAAACTTGGACGCCAGTTCGCCATAACAGACGACACGGCGGCGTGCACGGGAGAAGGCGACGTAAAGCAGGCGGGCTGCCTGATCGGGGTTGCGGCAGGTGGACAGGTCACCCAGGTCGAGAAAGACCGTCTCGTAGGTGCTGCCCTGGGCCTTGTGCGTGGTGGCTGCATCACGCTGGCGAAGGTCGGGAAAACCGTTCTTCAGTGCGTAATAGGTCCGCCACAGCTTCTTGCCCTTGTAGTACTTGAGCAGGCTGTCATAGTGGTCCCGGTCCACCGGAATCATCACGTCCCGGTACACCTCGTTGTACCGGTTTTGCAGCACCGCACGGACACACTCGAGCTCGGCATCGCCTTCGTTGATGTCGACCATTTCATTGGTCGGATTCAGCTCGACGATCTCGACTTCCTCTTCGGCGTGCATGGTGCCGTTTTTTACGACGCAGCCGCCGTTGTTGACCAGGAACTCGCCCACGGTGAAGTCATCGCCCAGTCCCCGGAGATCCCGGATGTGCTGGTTGTAGAGCTTCACGCGGTTGTTCGTGTAGCAGAGGATGCGGCTGTCAAACGTCTGCTGTTTGAACGTGCGCTCGATCTCGGCTTCCATCTGGGCGGAGTCGAGCAGGTCGATCACACCCGGCACGATCCGGATCGGATGAAAGACACCGTCGTTGACCGTCTGGCGAAGCTGCGCATTGGTCGCCTGCAGATCCGGGTTGTTGGTCCGCATCTGCTCGGTCAGCTCGAAGAAGTTCGTTGTCGCCTGCGGGCCATAGACCGGGCTGACGGCTTCCATCACCGGGTTGAGCTGGCGATCGTCCCCGACGAACACGATCTTGCAGTTCAGCGTGCCTTCACGAATCATGTTCAGCAGACCTGTGTCGATCATCGAGGCCTCGTCGATGAAGATGATCTTGTTGCGGTGAATCGTCCACTGCTTGCCCCGGTCCAGATAGGTCTTGCCACTGGACCAGTCCTCCCTGATGACGAGATTCATGAAGGAGTGGATGGTGGAAGTGGGGCGCTTGGCCGCTTCGGCCAGCACTTCGGCGGCCTTGTTGGTGGTTGCCGTCATCACCACTTCCGTGTATTCGGGCTTCACGTCGATCATCTTGCAGGTGTTCAGATAACTGGGCATGACCTGGTCAATCAGATGCGACATGAGGTACGTTTTACCCACACCACCGGGGCCGGAGATGCGGATCTCTTTCTCAGGGCTGAACAGGAAGTCCATGAAGCCATCAGCCGCTGCCTTTTGTCCCTGGTTCAGCGGGACGGTTTTCAGTTGTTCCATGTAGGAGTCCTAATAGGGATACGCCCCTGACCGGAGCCAGGGGGACAAACAGATGGGGGAGTTACTGCGGGTCGTCGAAGACGGGGATGCGCTGCGGTACGAACTGTTCGAGGTTGGCCTTGAAGTAGTCCGGTCCCTTCATGATCTTGCCGTTGGCGTCCACGATGGCCTTGCCATCGACGAACTTCGACCAGTTGGAGTCGTTGACTTCAGCGAGTGCTTCGACAACCGGGAAACCGCAATGCTGGCCCACACCGGAGGCGGTGACCACCTGATCGCACAGTGAGTCCAGAAAGTCCTTGCGGTCTTCCGGCAGGACCGTGATGACACGATCGTTCGCTTTCAGGTGACTGGCTAATGCCTTGAGGGCAACTCTCGCCTCGTGCAGTAGCACCGCAGTCTGGGGATTACACGGAGTAATCTCATCGACCATTTCACCAACTTCTTCGAAGTGGACGCCGGTTTGCGTATGGAACTGCTTGCTGGTTGGATTTGGACGGGCTTCCTTGAACCAGTCAAGAGTTGCGCTCAGGGTATTACTTTGCTGTTTTTGGTCTTGGTTTGACACTTGAATCACCGTTGGCTAGGAACTCCTTGACCAACAGGTTGCGCACAAGATCCTTGATCGAGATATGCGGCCCTAGTTGTTTGACCAACCAGTCCTGTTGTTTTGGAGTTAATGATTTAAAGACATCCTCCATAAAGGTGCGTCGAGTGTCAGCAGGGCTGATCCCAAGTGCCTTTAAGCGGAGGGTGATCGTTGTTGGATGACACTCCAACAGCTTTGCAATGGTGGACAAGGACAATCCGACGCTGTTTAGTCGGATGATGTCCTCGTCCGTTGCCTTTCGGTTAGCCCGGTAGACGCCTGACATGACTGTGAATCTCCTCAAAATAACCTCTAGTTTGACATGACTAGAACTATCTTGGAAGTCAAGCAGGTTTACTGTGGCTTACCGCACAAAGCTAGGCAGCCAACTTCTTCTTGAGGCGGTAGACCTGGTCCTTAGACAGGCCCGTCTTTCTGGCCACCTCGATGTTGCTAAGTCCCTGATCAAGCAGGGCAAGTGCTTCCGTCTGCTTGTCCCCGGTGGTGATCACCTCGGTCTTCTGGCCCTTGGGGGTGCTTTTGCTCACGGCCTTCACAGGCTTGGGAGCGTTTACCGGTGCGGGTTTCGCGCCGAGTACTGCATCGAGTGTGACGGCTGTGTTCTCCGGCAGACCCAATGCTGTCCAGCTCTTGCGGGACTGCTTCTTGAGTGCCTTCAGATCTTGCGCAGCTGCCGCACGTTCGATTTCAGTTTTTGCCTTGTTGACTGCCTGAAGGAGGGCGGTAGCCTTGTCTTTCTGGCTCAACGTGCCGGTGCTTTCCACGGTCGATTCTGCCTTGTCCCCCAATGTTTCTTTGGGGTCATTTGACATAATAAAGATTATCGAAGCCAAATCGTGGGGCTGTTCGGCAGGGGTTTCCGGTGCCTCGACAGCCGGCTTGACCAGATCTTCAGCCTTGACATCGGGCGCTACCGGCAGCTTCGCCTCCAGTGCTTCGGTCATGTCGAGTGCCGAGGCGGCACCGCTGATCGGCGCCGGGATCTGTTCCGCTGAACGCAGGCCCGTGTCCGTGTAGGTCACGTTGGTGCCGCTGTGGCCGCCGACTTCGACGAGCTGCGTGATACCGATGTGGTTGCCACGCAGCACGTTGTTCAGCAGCACCGCGCCTTCCGGATCCTGCGAGATCGACACACCCTGATCCACCAGTTGACGCAGTCTGTCCGGCAGCTCAGCGAGGATGTGGTAACCCGCCACCCGCATCTTCGTGTGCTCGTACTCCGGCACCGCAAACACGTCTTCCGGACGGAGCTTGGCCATGATCGTCACGTTGCCGCTGAAGCTGCGCACGTAGCTCATCACGCCTACATGCAGACCGTTCGAGCACGAGTTGCGGCGGTTCGGATCGACCAGGTGCGGCAACAGGTAGACGTAGCTGCCGACCTTCTGACGGATCTTGCCCGTGTGCACGTCGACGAAGACACCCTTCTCGGCACGGTTCAGCTTCTTGTAGATGACGATGGAACCGTCATCGGCAATCGGCAGATCGCCCTTCTCGATGAATTTCATCAGGTCTTCGACGCTGTGCCCACGCTGGTCGATGATGGCCGACAGGCGCTCGATGAAGCGCGTGAATCCAGCGTAGTTCTGGAGCTTCTCCGACTGGCGAAGGTGACGGGCGAGCTTCTGCGCATCCGGCACGATGGCACCGGTCTCCGTGTGCAGGGCGACGATCGTTTCCGTCTTCTCGTCGAGCGGCGTGTGAAACTCGGCACGCTCCGTGCCCACACTGTTGCCGACCAGCTGCTGCATGCGGTCTTTTGCGACCGCCAGCTTTTCGGCATTGGTCACTTCCCTGACGTACCCGGTGGCAGGATCGACCTTGACGCTGAGGTTTGTCGGGTAGACTAGCGTGGCCTGACCGGTAGTTGCGTTTTCCTTTTGCGTAGCCGTAGCTTCATCAGCCACAGCCGGCGTCGGATCTGCAGGTTCATCCTCTTCCTTGGTTCCCTGGTTCGTCGCTTCCTTGGGCACATGGTGAATGCCCATGCCCGAGTCCACCACTTCGAACTTCGACTCCGGCTGGCCCGGAAATACGCCGATCGAGAGCGGCGAGATGTACGCCACTTCTTCCGGCACGGCCACCGGCGACTCCGTGTTGACGAGCTTCTTCAGGAAGCTCTTGGCCACCTTGAAGAACTTGATCACACCACCGGTACCCTTCTCCGCTGCGCCGAACTCGCTGCGCACGATGTGCACCGGCGTGATATCGACAGCTGCCGGCTTTCCCTGTGCGAGCAGCTCCTTGGAGGCACTCACGATACCCGGCAGGCGTGCATCACCCTGAGCCAGGGTGAGCGTGCTGCCGTCCTGGAAATACAGCACGGCGTAACGGGTATCGACCGACAGTGCCACGATGGTGACGAGGTTATTGTTCATCTGCTTTTCCTTTCATGGCGCTCATGACGAGCGATTTGATTGCCGCTTTGCGGTCGGGAAACTTCTTGATCATTTCAAGCGGTTCGCTGAACGTGAAAAGGAACCGGCCGAGCATTTCGTCCTTCTTGATGAGCTGCACCTTCTGGACGAAAGCCGGCTCTTCCAGCTTCTGCTGCTTGATGGCAAGGATCGGTGCACAGTCATCGGCCGACTTGCCGAGGTAGCTGGCAAGGTCGCTGACCTTCGCGTATTCGAGGCGATTGCACAGACGCTCCATCGCCGGATCGACACGCAACTTGTCGTAGCCGGGCAGCTTCACGCCGAGGTACTGCAGCAGCTCAACCTGATCCGGACGAACGTTGTACTGTTCTTCCAGCGCATTGAGCCGATGCTTGGTGCGGTACGTGGTGAATGCCGGATCCTGCACTGCATCCCACAGCTTGCGGCCGAGGTAGCGGGTGACATCGATGGCCCCACGCTTGATGGCCATGTTCTTCTCGATGCCGTTGCGCACGACCACACCGTGTTCCCTCTCCTCCTGGCTCAGATCCACGTAACCACCGTAGTGACTGAGCGAACCAGTGGAAGAGACACTGTCCACGTCGATATAGAAAAGCGGCGTGTCAGTCGTCACCAGGCCAGACTTCATCTGCTTGATGCGGTAGATGTCCATCTTGCGAACACCCTCGTCCGTGTAGACGTTCGAGAGCGACATCAGCGCATTGGCCGTCTTCTGCTTCGACCCGGTAGCAACCGTCACCGGACTCTTGCGATTGGCGTTGCGCCGCTCGTTTTCCTCCCGGATCTCCGCTGCTCCGTCATCCCACTCATGGTTGAGTGTCAGGTCAACGACCGTCATCCCGGCATCGGTAAATGCCTTGACGATGGCGTCCTTGTTCTTGCAGATCGGCTCGATCTTGTAGACCCAGGTCTGCGGACGTTCCATGATCGCCATGTCCGGGCAGCACTCGATGCTCATCTGGAGCTTGCGGGTGCGACTCGTCACGAACACGGTCGGCCGGTCGATGAGCATCCGGATCCGGTCGAACTCCTCGACATCCATGTAGCTCATCAGGGGTTGCCACCTGACCACAGCACCGGAGTGGATGAACCGTTTGGCGTGGTACATCTGCTCGGGCTTGAGCAGTTCCCGGTTCGCCAGGAACACACGCGAGAGTGGGCGCAGGATGAAGTGACGGGCAAAGGCCTGCTTCATCTCGACCTGGCGCGTCCAGTGTGCACCCCGAAGACGGGTACGCAGGTGGTGATAGGCCTTCGTGGCGGCCTTGTTGCTGAAGACCGTCGCACGCTTGAAACCTGCATGCTCGGCTTCCCGCAAGGCACGCTCGTACTTCGCCCACTTCGCTGCACCGATCGGGTTGGACAGATATCGCTGCACCGCATACGGCTCGATGAAGTTGGAGAGGGGTGCCCGCGCTTCCAGTGTCTGGCGACTGGACAGTCCCTGCTTCAGCTTGTCGATGGCGTTTTTGATCGCACCGGGGATCTGCCTGAGAATGTCTTCCTCGATGCGGGCAACGAGGGCGACACACAGATCGACAATGCCGTTCTCCGTCATCTTCGAGCTCGAGAGCGACTCACGGGAAGGCGTGAGTGCCAGCGTGCCTGGTGCGGCCTGGATGACCATACGGCCGAAGCCGACGATCTCCATGAACTCCAGCAGGAGCTTGGTGGCCTCATGCGTGCCTGGCGTCATCAGCATCGGGTAGATCACCGCACCGTAACGCACGAACAGCTTGTGGTTGCCCATGTAACGGTCGTACCAGTTGTCGCTGTTCACATCGTAGGAACCAGGAGTGGAATCCAGCCCCAGGATCCTGAGCTTCATCGGCTCTTCGAAGTGACCTTCACGCATGAGCGTGGCGTTCATGTCGCCGTGCATCACCACGTAACGGATGTAGAGCAGGATCTGGTCGACGTGTTCTGCCTGCAACTGGATCCTGACCGTGATGCCGCTTTCTTCGGTCGGCACCGACATGACTGTCTGGATGGCTGGCAGGCCACCCGTTTCAACGCTGGCTTTCGTCAGGTTGTAGATGGTCTTCGTTCCCTGGTTCTGGTTGATCACCCGGAACGATTCGACATAGGCCCACGGCGACTTGGCACCGAGGCCAAAACCACCGGTGACCATGAGCTTCTTGCGCTTGTCGCTGCCGCCATACGTGCCATAGACGACCGGGAACTTCTCCTTGGGGATGCCAAGGCCGGCGTCCTTGATGACCAGCTCCAGTGACTCGGTGATGGTGATCTGCAGCGGCGTGTCCGTCGTGCCAGCTTCGATGTTGGCGTCCCATGCGTTGCACAGGACTTCACGGATCATGGCGAGCTGCTGGTTCGAGTACAGGTTGGACGAAAGCATCATCAGGAAGCCTGCGTCCTCGACCATGCCAACCGCTACTGTTTCCTGCGCACCGAGCGTGGCTGCGGTGGCTTGCCCTTGGGCGTCTGCGACTTCCATTTGCTAGTTCCTTGTGAGAGGGGTGAATTGAAACTTGAGAGGCGGTTTGTAGTGCTCTTCCCAATCGGCATCGACGATCCAGCTGCGTACCCATGCAGGCTCGTGGGACCGGCGTAATCCGTGCTCGTCTATGAACGACTCGATAGACGGGTGTTGCATTTCGACGTAGTGCCTGAACGGCGGCTGGGCCTGGTCATGCGGAAACGGCAGCAGGACAAAGCCATGCAGGGCCAGCGCCAGGATCATCTGGTTGTTCCATTCGGCGCCCCCGTTGTTCCAGCCGGGGCCAGTGCCGACAAACACCTTGTCTATCGTTTCTCGGTACTCCTGTTCGGTTTTCATGGTGGGTTTCTCCTTTGAGTAGCTACCTCAAAGAAATATCTAATCAAAGGACAAAAAAGAGGGGCACCGGTTAAAGTGCCCCTAAAACGGTTGGCATGTTGGGGCTTGCACCCCGAAAAAACAATTCAACCTCCCACAAACTTAATTCTAACCAGGTACGAACTCTCCCGGCAACATCTTTCGGTACTGTTGCCATCCGGTGAAGTTGCCGTGCAGCTCCGGATGCTTGTAGGCAGGCCCAAGTGTCCGGGGGTCCGCGTAGGTGAAAACTTCGTCCGGTGTGGCCTGATGCTCTGCCGGCGAAGCGTGCAGCGGCTCGGCCACCACCAGCCTGTCATGCAGGCCGGCGTCTTCCTCGACGGTGGTCCTGCGGCCGTCATGGGTGAGATAGCTGACACGGGCACAGCGGGCGGTACTGACCTTGCGTAGCACCTTGTAGATCTCTTCCTTGCGAGGCATGTCGCGGGTGGCGCGGCCTTCCTGGCAATACCGGGTAGCTTCGACCCAGTCTTCAGCGAGGTTGATGTAGGGCAGGTGCCACTCGCCTACATTGACCAGCTGGGGAACTGACAGCAGCATCGCGTGCTGCATCAGGTCTGACAGCTCCTTGATCTCCGGCTGCGCATCGGCATGCGAGCGGAGATTGAAGAAGTTGGCATAGCTCGTGGCCGTACAGACCACATTGATGTGTGCCCATGGTTCGAGCAGCCGGTTAGCGATCTGCTTGTGCAAGCCGATTTCCATCATCGCTTTCACATGCTTGACCACGTCATCCAGTGCATCGAGCCAGTGACAGGAAGCGAGCAGCTTTGCTTCCGGGTCCAGCTCTTCACGGGCCTGCATGCCCGGTTGATTCTTACCCCAGTGCAGCGGTACGACAGGATCACGCAGAATGTCCTCGATCATCCGGTTCACCGGAATGGCACGGCTGGATGAGGCATTGCGTGAAAAACCCTTGTCGTACATCAGCCCGTCATGCAGCGCTTCGTAGATGACCGCCTCCGGAGTCGAACTCAGGATGCGGTGCGTCAGCTCTTCCGCATGAATGAATCGCGGATAGCGAAGCTGGAACGTAGTCAACCGCTGGCCAGAGGGGCTGATGGAGTCTGCAATGGTTTTGACGGTGATGGTCATTGATAACGGTCCTTCAATAGACGGAGATTGTTCAGGGTGAATTGAATCCCGCCTACGAACCCCTGCACCTGTTGATACATCTCAAGTTGCTGCCGTCTTGTGGTTGCGGCCTGGAGATCGTCGGTGAGGTTCAACGCTGCTTTTAACTGTCCCAGCTCGTCCCCGTTACAACCGAACTTGCCGAGACGTTCGTACCGCTCACCCACGGCGATAAGGCTGCCCAAAGCAGGCAAGAAGACTTCTTTCTCAAGAGTCTGCTTACCTTCTTCGTCAGCGAACGCTGCGAGTGATGCCCCGACCAGTGTCCGGAAGGACACGGTCAGGTACTCTTCTTCCCCGCCCCGGCCTTGCACAATCGCTTCCAGATGTGCGTGGGGAATCAGTGCGAGATTCAGCTCCTCCTCCTTGCTGTTGCGAAAGAGGATCGACTGACGCACGAACTTCTTGCGTGACTGGTGAAATTGGGGGCGTGGCATATCAATCAACCTTTCTTGTAAAGCGGTGTTCCAACTGGAACGTCTTCAGCCTTGTAGACCACAATGGTCCAGGCATCGGTACCCGGCATGGCACTGGCAACGCCTGCCTGCTTGAAACCTTCCGGATGCTCCGGGACTGGCAGACCCAGTTCCTTGCGGCAGCGGCCCACAGCACCCAGGATTAGCTGGGCGGCCGCCTCGACACCGTCAGTGAAGGTGGTGGCTGCCTGTTTATCTTTCTGGATCATTGACTGATCACTCCCAGCCTGCGATTTCGGTCACACGGGCGAGCTCGTCTTCCGTCACCTGTTCCGGCTCTCCTGCTGCAGCCAGATCGTTCATGAAGTCGTGCAGCTTGTCGCTGGCCCGATCGCTGATGCCATCCGGGCACAGCGCCTTCTCAAGCGCACCGAGTGCACCCCAGTACGCTATGCGTGCAGCGACGGCCGCACGTAACAGTTCAAGGTTGTCCATCTTTACGTCCTTCGAGTTTGGCCAGATCCTTTTCGCACTGCTCGTAGATGGCCTTGGCCTTGGCTTGATCGCCGTCTTCGAGCGCCTGGTAGAGCTGCGAGCCGGGAGCGACCTTCACATCCCGGTACGTCTTGCAGTTGCGGTGCATCAGAACCTCCGTTTTCCCTGATAGAAGGCGAGCTTGGCTTTCGCCCGCTCGGTTTTCTTGCTGGCCAGGGCGCCGTTCTTTGCCCTTGGTTCCGGTTCATCCTGAGCCAGCGGAGGAAGACGGGCTTCCATGGCCAGCAGCTCGTCGATCAGACCGGGGTTGCTGAACGGTCCCTGAACGCCGATCCCTTTGATTCGTACCGGCTCGGTGTAGATGTCGTCGATGATCATCATCTGGACCTCACCTTTTTCCATCCAGATCTTGCGGCCGATGCACACCGAGGTGAGGTCACCGTAGCCAGGCGTGGCGAAGTCCACGCCCAACACAAGCTGTTCGAGAAAGGACTTGCCAGGTTCGCGGATCTGCGAAGCGAGCATGCGTTTCTCGATCTCTGCAAAGTCGAGCTGGTCGAGCCATTCGAGCGTCCTGCGGTGATAGTTCTCCAGCATGATCTCGGGCTTGTAGAGGGAGACGAATTCGCTGAATTTCATTCGTCCACCAGCGTGCACATGTTGACCGGCCAGAGCCCGCCGTCTTCGTCGACCACGAGCATCACGCCGTTGGCGTTCGTGCGCGTGAGCTGGCTGTTCCAGTCCACCACGCTGCCGCTGCCGCCGCTGTAGTCCGGCACACCAGCATCGCTCCAGCCCGTCACTTCCGCCGTCACGTTCACGGTATCCGCGGTGCCCACGATGCGCAGCCCGGTGGGTGCTCTCATCTGTTTCATCCCTGGCTCCTAGCTGTGGTGGGTGTATTTCGTACCGTCTTCACGGGAGACGGCTGCCATCGTGAAGCCACGCGTGCCCTGCGGAGCGTCGGCATCGCGGTACGTCAGACAGACCTCTACATCGTCCATGCCCGACTTGCCGACCTGAATGCCACCGTTGACATGGGAATCCTTGGTCGAGCTGGTCATTCCGTAGAACACCATGTAGCCGAGCGCCTTGAGAAAGGCTTCGTGTTGCTGCGCTGCCTGGGGGAACTTGCCGTGATCGAAGACCAGCTTCTCGCTGTCGAAGTGGATCTCGAGAGTCCGTTTGACGAATGCCATGTCCTGCTCCTTGGTTCAGGCCGCTACTGCGTCCTGTGCAACTTCGATCGGCATGTGGTAGATCGGGCAATTGCCGTCCTTTTCCTCGCCGTACCAGCACAACAGGTGTTGGCCCGCCTGGTTGCGCTTCCACATCTTGCCGGGGTACACACCGGAAGGGATCGACGTGTCGTAGCTCGATAGCTTCTTGAAGTCCTGCGGATCGAGCAGTGCCTTGCCGTCACGGATGAAAATCATCTGACGGTCAGGCTGCGACCAGTGTTTGCCGAGCGGATCGGTCATCTCGGGGATGATGTCGACACCGTTCATCGGCTTGGCCGTACCGTCGATCGCTTCCTTGCGCTTGACATCGGCACGCACGTTGCGAATGTGTTGCAGCAGGCTTTCCTCGCTGAACGGATGGCCTTCGATGGTGTGGTGGTTGCCCAGCCACGTCTCAATCTGGTCCAGCAGTTTGTCGTTCGTCTTCACTGATTTCTCCCGTTTACCAATAGAAAAGGGGCGAGAATCTTTCGACACTCACCCCTGATGAATCATCTTGGAGCACTCTGACAACCGGGCCGAATCCCATTTGTTCCGCGTTGACAGTGGACCACGCTCACGCAATGCCCTGCGTAAGACTCTTAGGTGGCCTTGCCTCCAGCGGCGTCAGCCAGAGTGCTCGAAGATGACAACCTTGCTTGCTCCTCAAAGTTATATCTAATATACGATCAATAAAAAGCCCCTGTCAAGGGACTTGCTGGCGGGGGAACCCCAAACAAACAAAGATGGGGTGCCCCCGCTGTGACCTCAGTCGTCCACTTCTGCTGTGGCCTTCGCCCGGTATCTGACGAATGCGTACTTGAACTGCCGGTCCATGTTGTCCCGGCAGGGGCCGCACCACCAGCGGTACTCCGTATCGAGCAGGGACCAGGCGTTATCGCACCCGCAGCTGCTACACCGAGGCAATAGCTGAGACGGGCTCGTCTCGCTGGTTTTGGTACTTTCCGTCATACCGTTGATGCTCCTTCGTCTGGTGAAACACGACCTGAGCGATCGCGGCGCCCTGCGGAATGACCAGGCCACCGCTGCCGTGGTAGACGAGTTCGAGTGTCAGGAATCCCTTCCACCCTGGCTCGATCACGGTATTGAATACGCTCAGGCCTTGCCGTGCCCAGGTGGACTTGTCGTGCACGATGCCGATCATGTCGGTCGGCATGTCGAACTCTTCGATGGCCGAGGCGATGATGAACTGACCGTGCGAGCGGCGGTAAGCGGTCACCTTCCCTTCCTGGTTCCGCTCGGTCGAGATCACGTACCGCTCGCTCCAGCTCTTCTGCACGAACTGGATCTCCTGCTTGATACGGATGTCGTATCCCGCTTCACCCAGGCCACGGCTGACGCCATGCTCGTGCACCTTGTAGCCGATCATGTCCTTGATCGGCTGCCTGAGAACCAGTCCTACTCCGTTTATCACCATGTTGGGTCACTCGCTGATGTGGACTACGTCACCGAAGCTGGGCGTGTGTCCGTGCTTGCTCTTCAGACACACCCACAGAACCGGAATCTCATCCAGACCGGTGGGGTCCATCGGTGAGCATTCCATGTCGGAAAAGATGATAGCAGCGGTCGGCTTCTCTTCCAACATATCTCTACGGACACAGTCCAGACTCGTACCTCCCCGACCGATGATTTCGAGTTTCTCGAACTCGTCGTCTTCTTCCCACACGTCGATCCGCTGGATCTTCGTGTCGAACTGGACCACGGAAAGTTTTTCCGGTCGGAACGTGTCTTTCACAAACTTGAGTTCGGATTTGAACCGCACCGCATGACTCATGCGGATCGATCCTGACACGTCGATGTACCAGCGCAGGTTTTCCAGCCGGCCCATCTCCAGCTTGCGGCCGGGCAGGTAGATGTCATCGAAGCGGCGATTGGGCTTGGCCCAGGTGTAGTCCTCGTCGAGCAGCTCCGAGAACCAGCGCTGCAGCACGGTCTGCCAGGGAATGACCGGCTTCAGGAACTGTTCAACCAGCTCCCTGATATCACCGGGGACATGCCCTGCCCCGCTCATCTTCGCGTGCTGGATGGCGGTCACCACCTTGGACACCACCTGATTCTTCTTGGCGTTGTCCATCGGGAACATGTCCACGCCGGTGCCCGGCCCCCATGCGCCGAAGTTCGGTACTCGGGGTTGGGCCATGATCTTGTCGTAGACATCTTCTTCGGCCATGCCGTCGTACTGGCTATCGAGCAATCCGCCGAACTTGAAGTCGCACCGCTCCTTCTCCAGATCGCCGTTGATGATGTAGTCGCAGGCCTGATTCCATCCTTCCGGATCGCGGTTGCCGGCCCGCACCATGTGCAGCCGTGCGACGTGCCACAGCTCATGACGCAGCACCGTGTTGCGGTTCTCCGGAGCCAGGGTGAGAAACCAGTCCGGGTTCCACCAGAGGTTGATGCCGTCGGTGGCCGCCGTGGGAATCTCCCGCGTCCAGGCGAACTCCAGGCTCGACATGATCGAGCCGAGGAAAGCCGCCGTATCCGACTTGAGAAACACACTGCTCTTCGTAATGTCGAGCAGCTTGTTCAGGACGCGTAGATCCATGCTGGCCGGGTCGGCAGCTTGCATACTCTTCTCCTTGGTTCAAAAAATGGCAATGCGGCCGTCGCTGTCCTGGCCATCGAGACGATTGCCCCACTTGATGTCCAGCTGCGCCGGGCGGGGATAGATCCACGAGACACTGCGGCAGCTCTCGGTCTGACATTCCAGACCCAGGTTTGCCTCCGCATCGCTCGTGAAGATCTTGAACAGCTCCCCGCCGCAACCCCCGCACTTCATCTGCTTGAGGTCGGTGTACATGCTCAGATCGTCAGATACTTGGCCAGCTCGCTCATCGCCTTCGTGAACGAAGGGTGCTGGCGCAGGTTCGGATGACGGACCATGGTCGAGCGGAAGAACAGGATCCGCATCGAGATGCCGAATTCCTGCCGGTTCACGTAGGTGCACACGTCGTCGAAGTTCACGACGTTGATGTTTTCCATCAGGTGAGCGATGGTCGCCCACTTGGATGAAGCCGAGTCCGGGATGCGGAGATTCTTCGGATCCTTGACCACCATATCGATGGTGACCAGATCCTTCCACACGTTGGCGAACGTGATGAACTCGGTGGCAATGCCGCTGGTGAGCGCACCGGTGAGGAGCGGCGCCTTGTCGGTCAGGTCGCCCTGATAGTTCGGCAGCTGGCACAGGCTGTTCACGAACTCCCAGGTACGCGGACAGGCGAAGGTCTTCTCCGTGTGCGACGGGTTGAAGTCCATCAGCTTGTTCTCGAACTGCGACAGGAAGCCGATGATGCGCTGGTCGTAGTTGTTGGCGAACGCGACATCGTAGAGCCACTCCTGGAAGTTCACTTCCAGCTCCAGATGCACGACACGGCTTTGCATGGCCGTGCTGATCTGGTTGACGATCGCCCGGTCGGTGGACAGGTTGCCCGCTGCCGTGATCACGCAGTTCGGGTGCAGCTTGAACTGGCCGACCATGCGGTCGAGCACCAGCTTGTAGGCCGCAGCCTGCACGCTCTTGGCCGATGAGTTGAATTCATCGAGAAAGAGCATCCAGCCAGCGAAGTCCTTCGGCACCGGCGTGTCTTCCAGCGGGAAGAGATCCTTGAACGGGAGAAACTGCGCAAACCCGTCGTGAAAGCGGGGCAGTCCGGAGAGATCTTCCGGAGCCGAGGTGGAGAGCCGGTGGTCGATGACCTTCAGATCGAAGTCCTTGGCCACCAGCTTCATGATGCTGGACTTGCCTACGCCCGGCGATGCGGTGACGAAGGGGACCAGTCCAGCTTGCAGTGCGTCAGCGATAAAGCTGCGGAGTTGACGGGGTGAACAACGATATGCGTCCATGCCTTCCAGGTTCCTTATTGTGCGACCTCCGTGCGCAGAACCTTGCCGGCGTGGATCGCCTGGCACAGCTCGTCATAGGCTGCCAGGAGTTTTTCCTGGGTCAGCTCACGGAAGTCAGAAATTGTTTTCTCAGGCATGAAATCAGCGATTCCAAACCTTCCTCGGGCCTTCAGTCGGACTGAGTCGCCCCAAAAAACCGGCATGACAGGTGCAATCAGACGGGTGTCACGACATCGCGTGACTGCCTCCATCCAGCGATCTGCCAGCCAGTGCTGCTCATTGGTCCATCGCCACTCCGGGTGCTGCTCGAGAGTGAGTCGGTGAAAGAAACACACCTCGACGTTGTGCAACCAGTCGATCTGACCTTCACCACAGGTGGACTGAACGAGGTATTCATTGCCCCGACAGGTCACACGGACCTGCTTGAGCCATCCCATACGGAACTCCAGGCGCCGGTGACCCGAGATCAGGAGCAGGTCTCCTTTCCTCAGTACGTCATCGCCGCCTGCGAGATCCAGGGAAACAAAGCCGGTGTGCGTCCCAAAGGTACGGGGCGTCTCCGATGCAGCATTGGCCATCCCATGAATCCGGGAGACACAGAACTGCAGCAGATAGTCCGTGATCATCTGGTGCGAAATGTCGTGGTGGCAGCGGTTCACGTTAGGACTCCTTGTTTGTCATGGCACAAATGGTGCCATAGCAATCTTCGAACCCAATGTGTGCTGTCACACATTCACACTGTTCACTCCATCTGACACCACAGATCAGTAGTTCCCATCCAGCAGGATGTGGGCAGCTGCCTTCGACAGATTGACATTGACTATCTCATCCATCGGAAGTGTCTGATGCAAACCCAGTTTGGCCAGCTCAGCTTCGAGCATCTCTTTGGCTTCTGCCTGCGTGGATGCCACCATGACGGCAGCAGTACCCACCGGCCAAAAGCCTTTGAACCCCGTACAGGTGTATAGCTTCATAGGTCACTCACGTCCTTGGCGAGCAGCTTTTCCTTCGTCAGCATATCCAGAGGACTGTCCCCGCCGTTGTAGTAGATGCAGTTGTAGGGCTGGATCGTGGTGAGATCCAGATCGAAGCCGCTGGCCGCTGCCAGCTCGATGAACTGTTTAAGACCTTGCGGAGCCAGGGAGCCGAGATGCAGCCCGTAGATGTTCTCGCGCTCACTCAGCGACTTGTTCGAGTTGTAGTCGACATAGAGCAGCGTGCCGTCATAGGTGACGGACAGTTCGCTCTTTTCGTTCCATAGGTTCTCGTTCGCTTCCTCGCTTTCTTCCTCGCTCAGAGGCTTCAGCAGGACGGCGACGAAGCCGTACTGACGCACTGTGCTGCTCATACCTTCTCCTTGGCTCGGCTGGCTCGCCGGCGTTGATTCTTCAGATGGGAAACCAGCTCCAGGTGAACTGGGTTACAGCAGAGCCGGTGGAAACACAGGTGATCGATCTGCTTCTTGCCGGGGATGTAGCCGAAGTAGTGGGTGTACACCACGAGGTGCACAGCCACGGTCTGCCCATTCAGGGACATGCGGCCGTAACCACCGCCCTTCCCTTCCCCGCTTGTCGGCCCTTGCCAGATGTGGCAGGGACTGGGCATGCCGTCGACCTCGAAGCCCATGTCCACCACCAGCACCCGCTCCATGATCCGTTCGATGATGGAGACCCGGCGCTCGGTCTGTGGAGCCAGGGTGCTCATCGCCGGATACCCTCCTCCCACTGTCTGGCCAGGTGATTCAGCCAGCGACGCCGGAAGGCCTGCACGTTCACCGTATTGAGCAGCTGATTGTCGATCCCGATGCGCTGCAGGTAGCAGTGGACGGTGCAACCCTCAGGCAGGCGAGACTCCACGATCCGGGTAGCCGCAAAAGCCTGGGCAGGGGAAATACGACCCAGCTGCTTTGCTCTTGCTATCGCATGGCAGATGAACCCTTCGGCACCATCCAAGGAGCCTGTGCCACTCCACAGGAACTTCTTCGCTTCGCGGAACGGGTTGCCCGTGGTGAAGTCCGGCCCGTAGAGCTGTGTCATGTTCATCGTTTCCACCTTGAGGACTCCTATATGTCACGCATAAAGAATTGATGGATGACGCTGTTCAGCAGACGAATGCCGATCGGTGTCTGTTCAGCCTGCTCCTGCATGCGCTGTACGATCACGCGGGATGCCACCTTGTCGTTCGTGTTCGGGTACAGCGCCTTGTACTGCTGGTACAGATCAACCTTGCAGATATGCTTCTGCAATTCATCGAGGGGCACCTCATCCGTGCAGAACACGAGCGGTACCCGGCCGATGAACTCCGTGCGCAGACCTGCATCCTTCAGCCCCTGCAGGCTGTCGATGCGCTGGTTGCTGTAGGCGCCGGCGAAGATGAACAGCGAGTTGTCGATCCGGAACGGCTCGTACTTGCCGTAGTCCGTGAAGATCGACGTGTACTTGCTCTCCAGCGCGGTCAGGAACTCGTCCTGCACCATCGAGCGGTACGACTCGGTCTGCTCGCCGTTGCGCTGGAACAGCTTGTCGAACTCGTCGACGAAGATGATGTTCGGCGTCGTCCACGTCTCACGCAGCTTGCGCAGTGCCTTCGACAGACTGTTGCCCGACAGGCCTTCGGCGGTGAGACCGGCTGCGTTCACTTCGATGACCGGCAGCTTGTATTCCTTGGCGACCTGGCCGATCAGATACGTCTTGCCCGAGCCAGATGGACCAGTGAAATGGAAGTGCGGCCGGATCGCCGCTTCCGATTCATGGAACACGCGCATGATGTGGTCGAGCTGGCGCACGACCCGTTCTTGTTGCGGGAATATCACCTTCTCTCTCCTTGGTTCCATTTGGCCGCAAGGTGGGCCAACCAAAGAAAGCGATGGCCTTGGATGGCCAGGTCGTTGATGTCGCCCAGAAGCACGCCCGCCTCGTTGCACAGCCAGCCTTCGAGGGTCTTGTGGCCTTCGAGGCGGTTGTGAATCATCGTGCGCGAGAGTGCGCTCTCTTCCTGTGTGATGCTGCCCAGCTTCTCTGCCGCCATGATGGCGTGGCAGATGTAGATCTCTTTACCCTTGATCGGGTAATTGCCGTCCCAGAGGTGGGCTAGAGCGGCATCAAAAGGAGTGGTCATTTTTTCCTTCTTATTACAGTGGGGGCACAACCTGCTTACAACTGAGGGCGTGATTTTGCCCAGGTCACCCTAAAGAGTAAACGGGTTGCATGAAATATTTTTAGTGGTAACTTTGAGGTCACACTTTGATTGAAGCGTTTGCTGGAAAAACCACCAAATACCCTCTTTGTTCGTGCTATTGAGCTGGATTGTTGCTACGGAAGCCAACAAAATCTTCACACAATAGAACTATGTTTGTGGAAGTCATCCGGACCTAATAAGGAACGGATGACGTAGGGGCCGGAACGCGCGTAATGCTATTGACAGTGTAATTATTACGTCACCTGACAATTGTCCTTTGCAGTATTCAGCTCAGTGCGTACTCGGTGTCCGGGATTTCCTTCCACATCTCGGCATCGAGCGGCATGACCTTCAGGTCGTTACGCTCCAGGATCTGACGCAGCAGGAACTGCAGCATCTTCGAGCGGGCCAGCAGCATCAACTGGTTGTTGTACTGCCAGCGCAGGTCATTGCCGTAGTTCGGCAGGCAGCGGAAGCAGTCGTGGATGGCCATGATCGCAAACGGCTTGGTGGGCAGCGAGAGCAGCAGCTCACGCAGCACCGCTTCGTCGATCAGGTCGATGTTGTCCACGCGCAGGTGATCCAGGATGCGGGCCGACAGGTAGCCCGACTCCAGGTACAGGTGCCAGAGCTCGAGCACCAGCTTGTCGTCAGCGTCGCTGCCGATCTCACCCTTGCCTTCCAGTGCGTCCCAGACGCGACTGATTGTCGCAGGGTCGTAGCTGCAGCGGCGCACCATCTCCCGGACGATCATCCCGTCGATCGAGTGGATGGTGTTGGCGCCGAGGGACCGGCCGCTCTCCTTGCACATGTTGACCTTGCGCTCGCAGTCGTAGGGCACGTCCATGAACTGGACGGTCTCGACTTGCGTCGCCATGACCTTGACGTGCACATGGAAGTTGTCCGGTAGCACCCAGCTATTGACCAGCGCATCGGGATTCCACATGCCGAGGAAGGCCTTGTTGAGTTCCCATGCGGCCGGCGCCACCTCTTCCATGACTTCGTGGAAGACGTGCAGCTGGTGGCCCTCACCGAATACCTTCTTGGGCACAGCTTCGGACCCGTAGAGCGCCGTCATGATGGCGTCCTTGCAGTCGCTGCGGTTGATCTTCACCTGCGGTGCCTTCTTGTCGCCGGCCACATCTGCCAGCGTCTTCACTTCCGGGCCGCCGTTGGTGAGGCGCTCGCACATGATGTCGTAGACACCCGTATAGGCATCGGCCCGCTTGAGCACACCGTTGAGCCAGCTCGGGATGACGTTGCACAGCTCCGCGGCCTTGCGGTCGCCGGTGACGGCCGCCAGGATCTGCAGACCTGAGCTGGTCGCATCGAGCGAGATCGGGTAGCCCGACGCCTCGTTGCCGAGCATGGCCTCGTAGGCGCACACACCGGCGAAGTACAGTGCCGGCGTCTCTGCCGTGGCCAGCATTTCGTGCAGGCGGTTCTTGTGGGTCTCGAACCAGTCGAGCCGTTCTTCCCACGTCTTCTTGTCCAGGCCGTAGTTCGAGGCGATGTCGATAGCCAGATACTGTGCGCCGGTAAATTTCTGCATGGTTGACTCCAGGGTAAAAGACCAAAAGAAAAAGCCGCCAGGATTGCTCCATGGCGGCTTTGCGTATTACGGTGGACGGAGGTGGGAGTTGCACCCACATACCTGATGAGCATCCGAAGATGCCCCCCTGCCTCTGCTGTTTGAGCTATCCCCGTCCGTTAACTATTTCCGATACCGGGCCAGCATCTCCCGGATCTGCTGCATGTTCAGTGTGTCGACACTGCCCACATTCACCGGCGGGAATGGCCGGGCTGCATCAATCTTCTGCAGGCGCTTGATGATGGGCTGGATCTTCCGCTGGTAGTCCTGATGCAGCTCGTTGAGGATCCACCTGAGCTCTGCTTCCTCGGACTCGAACCGGGGCAGATCGGGGATGAATCCACCCTCCTCTTCCTGGCTCAAAATCCTGCCCCTCCCTTGGGCATGCACTTGGTCACGGCGTCACCACCCGTGGCTACAGCAGCCTGACGTGTAGCGCCAGCCAGTGCGGTGCAGGCAGCCTGCGAGTCAGTCTCCTGGAACTGGACGGCGGTGCCGCCGCTCAGGTGGGTGGCAACGACCAGTACCCATGCTGCTGTGCTCATTGTGTGTTCCTCATCTGGTTGATCATGTCTTCGAGTTGATGGATTTTCTGCTGCATGGCGTCAAACCGCTGGTTGACGCTTGCGTCCTGCTGGGCACGGTCGCCTGCGTAGTGCAGCACGAGTCCCATGCCGCCTTCGAGCGAGCTGACCTGCCCGCCCAGGCGCACGTACTGCTCACGTACCTCGGCACGGAAGGAGCGCTGCTCCTCCTGTATGCGGGTGAGCATTTCCTTGATGAACGTCATGTCCGGATCAGCCATTGTGGATAACTCCCTGGATGCCCATCACGGGTGATGGTTAATTTAGGTAGATGTCCATCATGGGTGAGGGACATTTCACGTTTACGGGACCGGATTGTCCCTCATGGGTGATGGGTAATCTGCTAGATAGCCATCACTGGTGAGGGGCATCTCCGAGATAACCATCATGGGTGATGGCCATTTTTTCCCTCTATATAAGGTTTAGATGTTTACAGATCTTCTTCAGACTGGGTGATCGGCAAGTCGATGTTCCTGAGCTTGAGGATGCCTCTTATTTGAGCAATAGCTTCCTGCGACACCGTGCCCTGCCCAGGTGCAGGGGCAATGACCACGTTGTTCTGCACATTGTTGTCGCCCACCTGCACGTTCACGTTGTACATGTTGACGATCACAGTCGCTGGGAGGGGCTGTCCGGCCTTCACACGGGCACGGGCCTCCTCCAGCTGTGCCCCGGTCTCCCGAGGCCTGTAATCACCGAACTGGAGCTCTCCTACGGCGTCCTGTGACCTGCGATCCCGTAGCCATACCTTTTCTTTGAAGGTGTATTCCGTCATACGTTTGTCAGCATCCCGGCTGGTGGGCCGGCCACGCTCGACGAGTCCGAGCTCCACCAGGTGCCTGAGCGCCCTTTCGACCGTCGGCACGCTGATGTTCAGGCGGCTGGCGATCTCCGGCACCTTGGCCAGTGCCTTGCCGTCGTCGAGGCTCGTGTAGGTCTTGAGCATGACGTAAACGGCAATACCATTGACGCCCATCTTGTCCAGCGGCGCTCCGCGCAGCACATGGACCCAGAGCAGGTTCACATCCAGCTCATCCCAGAGCTGGCCCTGTGAGACAGTTGGACCTGGTAGTTGACGGTTCATCAGTACCCTTCCTTCTCCGCCTGGGCGATCAGCCGGTCGGCTTCCTTTTCAAGGGTAGTGTTAACGAAGTCCTTGATGGTGTCGATCTTGTCCCAGCCCTTCAGGGTCTCGATCTTCTTGGCCAGCCGCTTGGTGATCTCGTAGTTCGCCTTGTGCGGTTCTTCCATGCCCGGTGCCAGCCAGGTGCGCTTCTTTCCTTGGTGGCTTGCTTCCAAGGCTACTTCCTTCCTTGGTTCCAAGGCTACCGGGGCTTCATGGCTGGGGCCGGCAGGCTTGGCCGACCCGGCGCGTGCGAGATTCAGACTGGAGAAGTGCTGCTTAGACATGGGCGGGCCTCCGCTCGATACGGTCCACGATGAACTGCGCCATCTTCTGCACGTTGATGGACGGGGTGCCTTTGTAGAACTCGGTGATCCCCTGCCCGGCAGCCAGTGCCTGCCAGTAGCGGTTGCTCTTCGGGATGTGGCCGGGGATGACCGGCCCGACTTCCGCGAGCTTGTCCCGTGCCTGCTTGGCGACAGCCTGCCCGTTGGTCTCGTTGAGCAGGAAGATGAACTTCTTGTTCTCCTGGTCGCACAGATCCACCGTGGGCATGACGGCTTTCAGGTCGCCTACGGCGTGCTTGCAGGGGATGATCACCAGGTCTGCGAGCTTGATGGCTTCGAGGTTGATCGGGGCCACCTGCGGCGGCGTGTCGATCACGCACCATTTGAAGCCGGCCTTGACCGCCTTGGCGTGTTCCTTCGTGACCGTCGTGCTCTCGTCGACGTTGATGAATGCGGGGGATTCGGAGAACTGGCTGCGCGTGTTCCACCAGCCGGCATGGGTGCCCTGACGGTCCAGGTCCATGGTCACGACTGGACCGAGCCCCATTTCTTCCAGAGCGACACACAGGTGAGCTGCGTGCAGGCTCTTGCCTACTCCGCCTTTGAGACAGGAGAAGACGACAGTCTTCATGGAAACTCCAAGTTAGGTTGGTTTCTTGGTTAACTCTAACCTTCCTTCCTTGGTTTGGATACTTGTTAACTTGGTTCCTTGGTTACTTGTGTTTGGTAGAGTACAAAGGAGACCAGGCTGTATGCCCAGTCTCCTTATGCACTGCGTGAGTTCTTTCTGACTTCGTCTATCCAGTCTCGGGATGTAGCAGGGTTGAACAGGCGCATCAGGCGGCGATGAGCTGCCGCCATCTGCTCGGTGCGTACAGGGTCTTTCGGTGTGGGGATGGTGGGATGAGGATCAGGCTGCTTTGCTTTTTTCGCAGGCATTCCTTGTTACCTTGGTTCCTTCATTCCTTCGTGCCCGTTCGCAGAGGCTATGTGCCACGTTGTCGATGACGGTTATGCTCTCGTCCGGCATCTGCGTGAGGACGAATTGCCGTGCCGTCTGGTGATCGACCGGGTTCCGGCTGTTCGCCTCGACCCAGATCAGGTAGGCATCCAGCAAGGCCCAGCTCACTTCGCTGCATTCGTTCATTGGTTGCTTCCTTCCTTGATTCCTTGGTTGCTTGGAAACTTCGTTCAAAGGATCCCAGCGTCTCATTGCGTCACCTCGCCATCTGCGAACTCGATGACGGCCTTGTTCCACGGTCCACCCTGCGGATTTACGTGGTGTCCCTGGCTGTAGGTGCGGCCGCGCTTGTCGTACCGGTGGGTGAGGTAGAACTCGTTCCCTTCCTTGAGAAGTACAGCGATGACAATGTGAGCAGTCTCATCGTATTTCTTGAAAGCTCGCTTGCGCTTGTCGAACTCCTCTCGGGTTTCTCCTTCCTTTGCTCGATCAAGGTTCCTCCACTGGTTCTTGATCATCTTCGAGGTATTGAAGTTGAGCCGGTACTTCACCTTGTTCATGCGGTTCAGGTGATCCAGGCAGACATCGTCCTCGTGATGGTTGTCCTTCAGGATGACGCTGGAGTTGGTATCCAGGTAGGCACCCTGTGCGTTGTGCTTCAGCTCCAGCGGCGGCACGATCATGGGCAGCGGATACTGGAACTGGTCAATCTCCGCCTGCACCTGCTCGCTGAGCTCGAACTTGACGATGAACTGGCGCCATTTCGGAGACCAGTCCACCAGATCGATCTCGGCACACTTGAGCAGCAGATCGGCCACTTCCTGGGCCTTGTCACAGTGGTGGCGCAGGCAGCCGACCAGCGTCGACACATCCGCCCGCTTGTGCAGGGCCATCTGCACCAGCACATCGAGGGCGAACGCCTCGGGCACGCCGTGCTTCTTCGCGTGTTCCACGAAGACCGGATCCACGGAGAACTCATGGCGCATGCGGCTCATCAACTGGTTTTTGCTGAACAGACGCTCCAGCTCGAGCTGGTGTTCCTTCTTTGCTTGGTTCATGGTTTCCTTGGTTCCTTGATTGCTTGGTTAATGGAGAGTGCGGGTCTCGTACTCCTGGTTCTCGACCAGCTCACGCGGCAGCTCGTGCTGGATGAAATGCACCATAGCTGCCTCAGTTTCAAACTGGACGATGATCCCTTCGCATTCGAGCTGATAGCGCGGCACCAGGTCATCGTCAGACATGACCGAGTTCCTCTTCGATGATGGTCTTCTTCACCAGACGCACTTCCGGGATCACACCTTTGGCTTTCTCCCGACGCTCTTTGGCCCACTTGCGTGCAGCCTCAGCGCTGCTGAAGCTCATGATCCGGTGACCATTGGCTGATTCGAGGATGAAATCCTTTTTGATGGTGCCAAGTGTGTTCATGACAGTTCCTTGATGGCGGTATCGATGAGTTCCAGCACGACTGCGCCCCTGAAGTCGGTATCCCGGTTGGGTACGACGAGACGCACAGTCTTGCTGGCCTGGATGGCTTCCATGATGTCGCGCACGGCATCGGCTACCGTCACATCAGTCTGGACGGCCGAAAAAAGCCAATCGGTGTAGCTCTCTTTGTCCCCATCCTGGAATAGGGGAGAGCCGGGAAGGATCGCGAAGTAGGCCCGGTTGGGCCAACGGCCTTCGGTGGCCGAGATCACGAAAGGTTCATTGCCTGGCATGGTCTTTCACCCACTTGATGCGATCGACGTTGAGATGAGCTTCGCCACGATCCACCTCACGGTTGTATTCCTGGGCGAACGTGTGGAAGGGATGCAGGAAGCTGGTGGTGTGCTTCATGAACTGGGCGATCATTTCATCGTGCAGAGCGCGATATCCCAGCTGATCGTTTCTGTTTGCCCATTGACGCAGGGCGCCACAGAGTCCGTGGTGACGGCTGAATCCCATTTCTTCGCTGGCACCTGCTTCCAGCCACCACAGGTAGGCTCGATAGAACTCGGTGAGAGATTCAGATTGCGGCATGTTCGCGCACCCACTTGATACGGTGTTCGTTGAGATGGAGTTTTTGCTCCGCCTTGTCCCGCTCGTAAGCCAGTGGATGACCGTCGAACGGGTATGAGTCATTGCGCCGGGCTGCCAGGAACTGGTTGCGCATCTCGTTACTCAGATCAAAGATGATCTGGTTGCCCAGTCCGATGGCACGGCTCCAGAGTCGCAGGTTGCGACACAGGCCACTGTTACGCGTGAACACGGGTATGAACGGTGCACCGTCATCGACCCATGCGGCATACGCACGGTAGAACTGGGTGAGCCGCTCGCTCTGCTTCGGCATCTCGAATGTGCCGAGGTACTGTTCCTGAAATTCTTTCTGGTTCACCACCAGGCTCTCCATGCGTTGTCGTTAGTGTTTGCCTGGGTGCGGAGCACGTCCTCACGTTCCTGGCGGGAGAAGTGTTGCTGCTGATACTTGCGGCTCCCTACAACCCGGCGCTTGCTCAGCTCCAGCTTTTTCTTCTGGATCCGGCGTTGCTTGGGCGTTTGCTGATAGTTCTTCATCTCTGTCTCCTGGTTCAAAGCGCGAAGCGAAGGCGAGGGCAGGGCAAAGCCCACCCACGCATCAGGCGCGGAGCGCCGAAGCCATCAGGTTGGAACGCACATCTGGTAGACATCCGTCTCGCTTTCGGGGATGACCTTGTAGATGGTGTTCATCGTCTCGAACTCGTTTTGCTCGAGATCGATGCGTTGGAGAAATGACGTGCGGACCTCTTCGCCGGTTTTGAACACCCGGTGCTGATCCTCATGCACACGGGCTTCGGACTTGTCCACCACCATCACGGCCCGCAGCACAAACTTACCTGCGTATTCCTGGTTGCCAATCCAGATGTCCTCTGCGCGGACCAGCTGCGCCTTGCACACGAAGGCAACCTTCTTTCCTTGGTTCATAGAATCCTTCTTTCCTTGGTAGCGGGAACGCACAAAAACGCGAGATCGAGGTTTTCGCGGCAGCGAAAACCTCGGGCGAGCTGTGGGCAGATAGTCTTTAGAGGCCATCTATCCACTTTGTGGAAATAAGTTGACTTTGGTCTTTAGGTCAGCGGACCCGGAGTTGAACTCTGTGCCTATCCTTATTAGATATAAGTTTGGGGAAGCGGCATTGTATCGTTAACGGTTGCCGTGTCTATCCCTGGTCTGAGCCGCTGGCGGATACCAACCAGTTGCCTGGTCAGTACCCGCTCAGCTTTAAGCCAGTGCCAGCTTCTTGACGAAGCGGTTCTTGCCTTCGTCGACCGATACCGTGGCTTCCTCACGGACACGGCGGATCTGGATCTGGAGCGCTGCGTCCGCATTGAGAATGCGTTCTTCGCCCGGCTTCAGTTCCTTGGCGATCGCCATGAGTTGCTCCCACACGTCGTTGCGTGCAGCCTGCAATTCAGCGAATGCCTCGTTGCTGGAGTTGGTCTTCAGCGGCTTCATCGTGTCCAGCGGCAGGCCCATGGGCAGCGAGACGAAGATGTCCTCGCCTTCCGGACCTGCGCCCTTGGCGAGGTAGCCGATGTTGATCCAGAATTCAGCCTTCTCGTCAGCCTGGCCCTTGCCAGTGGACGCACGGACGTTGCTCTTCGAGCCAAAGCGCATTTCGAAATCGGTTGCCATGATGTAAATCCTTGAGAGAGTTGAGGAAACTGGGATGCCCTATGCACCCCAGCCCAACAGGCGCGGAGCGCCCGGATGATCTGCGATTACGCGTTGATCAGCTTGCGTGCGAAGGCGTCACCACGGTTGATGGCCTTGGCACCGGCATCAGCGGCCTGAATGTCCGAGGCGTAGAAGCCAGCGGACTGCCACACCACACCACCTGCGATTGCTACGAGCAGCAGCAGCTGCACACCACGGTTTTTCTTGGGCATGAAATCACCTGAGAGAGTGAGATTGAGGGTGACCGAATGGCCACCCGTCACACGCGGAGCGTGTTGCAGCGGTTAGTCGCCGCCAGGTTCAGGGATGTCGAGCAACCCCTGATCTGCGTACCACTCAGCGATCTGCTGCATGGACCAGCCGTTCTGGATTGCCAGACGCTCGATGTCCGATTCCGGAATGTCGTTGTCCAGCAGCAGCGCACGGAAATGGTCGTGGCGCTGCGTCTCACGGGCTTCACGACGCTCACGGAGCAGACGGTTGAACTTCTGGGTTTCGGTCTCAGCGTGGTAATACGCGTTCACATGTGCGGTGTGATCGAACTTGCAGAACAGTGCTACGCCCGACGGGACCAGCACTAACTTGACAGCCATGGCCGCCTCCCTAATTTGAATAGCGGTTGTGTGCTTCACCAAAGTTGATGAGCCACCCGGCAGTCAGCAGGCTGATGCCGATGAGCAGGAACGCTGCATCGGACCAGGCGCACAGCAAGTGCATCGCACCAATGAGTTGGGCTATGCCACAGACAAAGGTGGCCAGGCCAGACAGCGTGAGCAGCACCACCAGGAATGTATCGAGACGCATGATTGACCTCAAAGATATGTCTAATGAATGACGTAAAAAAGCCCACCACATGCGGAGCATGTAATGGGCGTTGAGCAGGGCAGATAGCGATAGGCAGACACGCTGCCCATTGCTATCCCACCTGTGTTGCCTTTGACTTTGGTGTTGACGGCAGTAGAACTGAGTTGACGTAACCAAGGCCAACCACCGAAGTGGTTGACCTTTAGACTACGTTTAGGCTACAGCCTTGAGCTTCGACTGCGTCTGAGCGAAGGTGACATCACCTTCATCACCCAGTTCATCGAAGGCCAGTGCGAACAGATCCTCATGATCTTCCGACTGAGCCATGAACTTCTTGATCTCAAGACGACTTGAGGTGAGTTCACGTGCCTTTTCCTGACGGACAGTGGCACTGAATACCTTCTTGTCGTAGTTACTACGAACAACCTGATTCTCCGCAGCGTCAGTGACGCTACGATTGAGCATGCCAATGCTGGCATTGACAGCACCGAGTGTGTTGGTGACTGCGTCAGCCGACGACACAACTGCACCGAACACTGCACCCAACGTTACGCGAAGGTTAGCCATGATCCACTCCATTAAAGTTAACGGACAACATTGTCCTTACACGTGCGGAGCACGTGCAGGTGTTGCAGTGTTGTGTGTTAACAAGGGTGGGTCATGGATTGACCACGCTAATTAGTACGGGGGGGGTAGTGTTAGTGTATGGGGGCTGGCGCCCCCAATACCCTGAAGTGAAACATCACTATGAGGTTCTGCCCAACCCTCTGCCTAAAAAATAGGCACCGCGGCTAATAGTGAAGTCCAAAAAATTTGGCGAGAATTTTTGTCTATACGCGACATAACTTGGAGGTCATATGAGCGAGAAGATGTGGACCTATGCGGAGATCACCGCGAGTACCCAGCGGCAGCTCAATCGCTATGCCGATCAGGCAGCGAAGGAGACGGATGAGTACACGATCCGGTTGCTGAAGGGTATGGCGCTGGGCGTGCAGATGCACTGGGAAATGCTGACGTTCGGCTCCCAGGATGAAGGCGATATAGCCCAGATCGCAGTGCTGGTCAGCAGGATCAACGGCTGAGGCGTTGCAGCTCGCTGATCCGGGATCAGCTCGCGTGCGTGTGGAGGGAGGAAGGCTGAGCCAGGGACGCAACTAACCGTCTTTCCCCCTGGTTCCGGCCGCAGGCTGACGCCCAGAAAAGACAAAGGAGAGCAGTGTGAGTGCTCTCCTTTGTTCCCTGACTGTTGACCGATTCAGGCTTCGTGTCGTCTCACCGGCTAGGCTTCAGCACATGATGCACACTGAAGAGGAGTTCGCTGGCGACGATTGCGGTGGTTATTGCTCCCCACTCCCGCTAGGGTATCAGTCAAAACGAAGGCTAAGCAGCGGTCCCCGCGTGCGCCGGGGGGAAGTGGAACCCCCGGCACAGAAGAACGTTAACATCAGATGGTAATTAGTACAACGACATTCTTCACCATGGTGGCAAGCCCACCACCCCTTCTGCGGGAGCAGACATAGGGATCCCCCTCCCATTCCATAAGGAATAGAGTCGGAAAAGTTAGACATATCTTTGGTTAGACTTTAGACTGCGTTTAGTCCATGAACGGACGATACCGTAAACGAACCAAGGAAACAAGGAACCAAGGAAAATGGAAACCACAGAAGAACAGCTGGCCGCCGCTGCCAAGGCGCCACGAGTCAGCAAGGCTGAAGTCGAGCGCGCTATCCGGGAGGGCAAGGTGACCTACACCGTCCTGCCGAATGGCCGCACGACTGTCTGCCAGATCGAGCTGTTCAACGAACGCTTCTCGGTCGAGGGCAGCTCGGCCTGCGTGTCGAAGGAAAACTTCAACCAGCAGTACGGCGAGGAGGCTTCGCTCAAGGAAGCGACCAACGAGGTGTGGGGTGTGCTCGGCACCGTGCTCGCCTGGAAGCTGAGCCTGATCGATGCAGCCGGCCCGGCAAGCGGGGCGATCATTTCCCTCCTTGGCTCCCGGCCGCTGACGTATGTCGGCACCAAGGTCGTGCGCGCCGTGCCGATGAGCCTGGGCACCTACAACGAACTGCGCGGCTGGACGATCCCGGAGAACGAGGATCCGGAGACGCCGGGTTATCTCGTCGAGTACACGGACGGCGGCAAGCCGAACGTCGAAGGCTTCGACGGCTACGTGTCCTGGTCACCCCAGGATGTGTTCGAACGCGCTTACACCGTGGGCCATGAGCCGAAGCCCACCACCTTCATCGACCGCCTGCGCGCGGAGATTGACCACGAGCAGGGCAAGTTCGAAAAGCTGCTCGCGTTCCTCACGACCGACACGTTCCGGGATCTGCCGGCAGCAGACCAGCGTGACCTGGTCGTCCAGAAGTCGTGCATGGAAGAGCTGGTGTGGCTGCTCCGGAAGCGACTGCGCCGGGCTGAGGCCAAGGCCGGCAAGTAAATCACGGGGGGCTTCGGCCTCCCATCTCAGTTAACGGACCCGACAAATGAATCAACCCCTCACCAAGGAACTGGTCGAGCGGGCGCTACCCGCCAACCTGAAGAACGCGGCGACGCCCCAGCTCGTCGATCTGATCAACAACATTGCCCAGGATCCGCTCGTCGCGGAACAGATCCGGGACAACTTCATCTCGTTCAGCTCCGTGCTGGCCGACGGCAAGTACAAAACCGAGGACTACGTGCACGCGGTGGCCTTCTGCTCATACCGGATGATGGGCGACAGCCAGAAGGATGCGTACTTCAAGACGTTCCCGGCCCGCATGCAGGCGCTGCTCTCCAAGGGAGCGGACGAAAAGACGATCTCCGCCTACACCTCGGCCTATGCCAAGGGCAAGCTGGTGAACAAGGTGATGGAGCAAACGCTGGTGCCGGCGTGGATTCTGAACAATCACCTGTTCCAGGAGGCGCTTGTCACGCAGGCAAACCTCATGAGAACCGCACAGAGTGAGAAGGTAAGGACAGATGCCGCCAACTCACTGCTCACTCACTTGGCTAAACCCAAGGATGTAGCGGCTGCTGTGCACATTGACATGCGGGAAACTTCAGGTATGTCCGAACTCAAGGACATGATGAGGAAGATGGCTGCCCAACAACATGAACTCATGTCTGCTGGAGTGACAGCCAAGGAGGTTGCTGGCCAACGTCTGATCGAAGTAACTGACGTGGAGGCCAAAGACATCCCATGAAACTCCTCAAACAAGAGCTTGATGTGTGGCTTGACCAGGTCAATTACAAGGATCTGAACAGTTTAGGCTACACACCGAGTGAGTTTGCCCTGACCTTCATGAACTTTATCAAGCTCGTGAATGGGGGACAGGGCGAATCTCACGCAACACCTCCGGTTCACCTGAAGATGCTGGACAAGGTAGTCGAATCGAAGTCCGACTACATCGCCAACCTCTGCTTCCGGGGTGCAGCGAAAACTACTCTCTTCTTCGAGTATTTTTCCCTGTTCCTCGCGGTCTTCGGCTACCTCGAAGGCTTCGGCAAGGTGGAGTCCATGATCTACGTGTCCGACTCCATGGACAACGGGGTGAAATCCGCACGCAAGAACATCGAGTTCCGCTACAACAACTCGGAGTTTCTGCAGTATTGGATCCCGAAGGCGAGCTTCACCGACAACTACCTGGAGTTCGAGGGTAGGGGCGGGAACCGTCTGGGCATCAAGATGTTCGGGGCGAAGACCGGTATCCGGGGGACGAAGATCTTCGGCAAGCGGCCGAAGCTGTGCGTGCTCGATGACCTGGTGAGCGACGACGACTCGAAGTCGAAAGCCGCGATGATCGCCATCAAGGACACGGTCTACAAGGGGGTGAACCACGCACTGGACCCGACGCAGCGCAAAGTCATCTTCAACGGTACGCCGTTCAACAAGGACGACATCCTGATCGAGGCGGTCGAGTCCGGCGAGTGGGATGTGAACGTGTGGCCGGTGTGCGAGCGCTTCCCGTGCACGGAGGAAGAGTTCGTCGGCGCCTGGCCGGATCGCTTCACGTTCAAGTACGTGAAGGAGCAGTACGACCTCGCGGTCGGGACCGGTCACGTCGCCGCGTTCATGCAGGAGCTGATGCTGCGCATCTCGTCGGACGATGAACGTCTCGTCATGGACACCGAGATCCGCTGGTACTCCCGGCAGAACCTGTTGCAGAACAAGCACAGTTTCAACTTCTACATCACCACTGACTTTGCCACCAGTGAAAAACAGACGGCTGACTTCTCCGTCATCAGTGTTTGGGCTTACAATTCCAACGGAGACTGGTTCTGGGTCGATGGCGTCATGGAACGCCAGAAGATGGATAAAACCGTCGATGACCTGTTCAGACTCGTTCAGCAGTACAAACCGCAGCAGGTAGGCATCGAGATCACGGGACAGCAGCAGGGCTTCATCTCCTGGCTCGAAAAAGAACAGATCCGCAGGAATATCTGGTTCTCTTTCGCAAGCAGTGAGAAGACAGGCACTCCTGGCATACGCCCAATCACCGACAAGCTCTCCCGCTTCAATCTTGTAGTTCCCTGGTTCAAGGTCGGGAAGATGTTCTTCCCGGAAGAGATGAAGCATTCCGTCATCATGGGACGGGCGATGGGCCAGATCAAACTGGTTACCCAGTCGGGCATCAAGGGAAAGGACGACTT